TCAGGCGCCGAAACCGTTCTTGTAATGCGCCTCAGCCAGGGCGCGGCGAAGATTGACAACTTCCTCGCGCAGGCCATGAACTTCCAGCATCAGGTCATCCACCCGCCGCTCATAGCCATCGATCAAGGTTTGCAGACGGGCGTCCAGTGCGGTCTGCATCGCCGGCCCGCGATTGAGCAGAGCGAGAATGAACCCGCCAACCGCTGTAAGGGCGCTGGCGCCTAATGTCACCAGCCAACTGGGAATCTCGCCAATCATCACATTCGTCCTACTTTGCTGCTGGGTATCAGGCCGGGCGCACGACCCCGGCGATGATTATTTCGACGCCGGCGCGGCAGACGGGACGATGATTGAAGCGACCCCGCCGAGCGCGCCGCAAAGCGCGGTCGAGACGCCGACGATCTTGGTCGTGGTTCCCGTGCGGACCACCTGCCCCCCTGAATTGACCGCTTGTTCAGCCGCCAGCGCGATATTTGCGACGGTGCTGATGTCGCAGGCGAAAATCTGGGCGACGGCGGCGGCGGTCTTGGCGTTCTGCTGGATCTGATCCGACGAGGGGAGTTTGTACGACATGGCCGAAGCCGTCGCGGCGAACAGGGCGCAAACCAACGCGCCCGAAAGAAGAGAACGGACCATGAGGCATCCTTGATGTTGTGAATTTCAGGGGTCAGGTGTGAAACCGAACATGCGCTCCGGCCCGTCAGTCTCGCCGAAGATCGGCTTGACGGGGCCGTGATGAACGGCGATCAGCGCGGGCGCATGGATATGGAGCGCCGCGAGCCGCAAGCCGAAATCCGGGGCGAGCGGGATGGCTTTGACCGCTTCGTCCAGCAGACCCAGCACAGTCGCGGCGAGACCGAGTTCGGCGGCCACAGCAGCGCCGCCAGGGATCAGCGCCGCAATCGCCGCGCCGTCCGATGCGCCCTCCTCCAGCGCCTCAAGCGCGCCGGCGACGGTCGGGCGCCTGATCGCGGCGCCTATGTCCGCGATCAGTTTTTCGATTTGCAGCGCCTCGACCTTCTGCAGCAGGGCGTCGATGGCCTGGAGGCGCGCGGCGATATTAGTCACAGGAACGGATTTCGACCGCTGCGCTGCTCGCAGCCGGCCCAGCCGATAAACGCCACGAGCAGGAGGATGACGACGGCGGTGACGCCGCCGATCCACGCGAGGATGGCGGCGGTCATTTCGCCGCGACCGCAATGGCCGCGCCGGTGGCCTCGGCGGTCGCGTCAGCCGGAACGACGCCGAGGGCCGAGAGCTTGGCGAGGATCAGCGGGCGCAGGTTGGCGCCGAGCCACTTCGAGATCGCGGGCGCAGACGACACGGCATATTGTTCGGCGGCGGCCAGGACCAGATTGGTGGTCGAGAGCGACAGCGTCTTGCCGGCGACCGCACCCTCGACGGCGCCGAAGCCGTAGTTGACGGCCTTGCTGATCAGGTCGTCGGTCAGCAGCACCTTGACGTAAGCCGGCGCCCATTTGGCGACGACGAAGGACAGCAGCGCAACGGCAATGGAGGCGACCGACGCGAGCAGCGACGACAGCCAGTCGCCCCAGGGAACGACGATGGTCGAGGCCGTCTCGGCATAGGCCGGCGCCAGACCGATCACGGCGAACACCGCAAAAAGGGCGAGCGTCATCGCCGCCTTGAGAGCAAGGACGTGTTTCATTTCATGCCTTTCAGGGTTTAGGCCCGACAAAGAAAAAGGAGCGCGGGCCGGCCGGGCGATCCTCCCGCGCGTTGTTCCAGGTTTAGGACGCGGCAGGAACTTCGGCGGCCGGCGCCGCGACGGGCGCCACGGCGGCGGTGAGCGCGGCGGCGCTGGCGTTGAGCTTGGCGACGGCGTCCTCGATGGCGGCGGTGTCTTCCGGCACGACGGACGGCTGCGCGGCGACGGCGGCGATCTTCGCAGCCTGCTCCTGGATATCCGCCACGGCGGCGGTGACGGCGGCGCCGATGTTGGAGACAGCGGCGTTGAGGTCTTCGATGGCGCTCATGATGGTGCTTACCTTTCGTTCGAGGATTTTCAGTCTCAGGGACGTGTTCATGCGGTCCCTCTCTTCCGCGCCGGGATGGCGAGGATCACGTGACCGGATTTTTCCGGAAATAGGTGGCCCAGGCCTCGGCCTTCTGGCCGCGCCGGGCGTATTGGATTGGCGAGCCGGGACGCTCCCAGAATCGGCAGGCGGCATAGCCGGCGTCGTAAGCCGTCCGGGCGTTCTGGATCGCGATCCACGCCCGCTTTTCGGTATGCGTCAGCTCCCACAGCGCCGCCTTGAGCTGGTCTTGCAGCGGCGGCAGGGCGCGGAGATCGACGCCGCAGCCCGCCTTGATCGCGTCGGCGCGGTCGCCATGCCATTGCTGCAAACCGAACGCCTGGCCATGGTCGCCGACCGCCTTCGGATCGAGCGAGCTTTCCGCGTCGGCTTGCGCGAGCATCCCGCAAGCCTGTTCGAAGGTGAGGCCGGCGCCGCGCCAGAACTTGAGGATCACGGCGGCGCTGGCGGCATAGGTTTTCTGATCCATGATCATAACCTCATCGCCTGTTGGACGCGTGCGATGAAATCCGCCTTGTCCACATGCGCGCCAGGGCAGGCGTGACGATCCCGCAGACATTCCTTGTGGAAGCGCAGCGTGGTCGGGGCGATGCGAAGCGCGCGATAGATCGCCGCCACGGCCGCCACGGCGTTGTCGCGCACCTTGGCGCCGTCGCCGCTGTCGAAGGCCTCGGTCGCATAGTCGCCGACCATTTCGACGCCGATCGAGGTCCGGTTGAAGCAGGAGGCGTGAACGCCATCGCGCTCCAGATCGCAGGCGAGCCAGATGAAATCCGGCGCGACGAACAGATGCGGCCCGGAATGCCACCCCTTGCCGCGATAATAGGCGTTGAGGTTGCGAACGCGCTGGGCGCCGTTCTTCAAGCCGGCGCCGAAATGCGCCCATTGCGCGAGGTTCGGTTCGGCGGTGTTGTGCAGGGTGACGAACGAAGGCCGCCAGCCCTCGCGCCAGTCCAGCCCGGCGCAATAGGCCGCGAATTCCGCCGCGGAGAACCCGCGCGGATCGGTGAGAAAGGTCATGTCGTTTCTTTCAGGAAGGCGCGCGCCGCTTGAAATGAAGCAGCGTTCCAATGCGCAAGATTAGTGAAGGCTCGTCATTGCATTTTCAGCCGAATGACCGCCGCCTCCCAATCCCAGGTATTGGCGTCAGGCGGCGTGATCGTCACGTTCAGGCATCCGTTCGTCGTGTCAGCCGAGAGCTGCAATCGCGCCGACGAACCCGCGCCGGTCGAAACAGCCGGGGCGGTCGAAGCGGAGAACGACCCGCTATAATAAGTGCTCGCAACGCCGGAGCCTCTCGTCAGAATGTTCGGACCGGCTGATTGCCAATTGGCCGATGTGGCGGCGCTTGGATTGAAGCCCGACACCATGATCATGAACTGGGCGTGAGAGCTGTCCGCCAGGTTCAGACAATTCGTCGACCCCGCCGCATTCCCGTCGGACGTGAGACGCAACGCGCTTGTGCCGGTGGAGCGCCCTCGCAGGACATGCTGACATAATTGCTGACCGCCGATCGCGCCGGTCGTGGAGCCGTTGGCGAAACACTGTGCGCCATAGAGCCCGTCATCGCTGGCCATATAGCCGCGAACGGTCGAAAAAGAGCCGACGGCCTTATTGTTGGCGCCGAAGGCCGTCGCCCCATAGCCATAGACCTGATTGGCGTAACCGCCCGCGGCGCTTTCTTCGGCTCCGACGGTGTTGCCCTTGCCCCAAAGAACAGAAGAAAACGCATTGTTCGAGTTGTTGTCCGGGCTTTGCTGGCCAATGATCGTGAGATTGTTGATCGCCGAGGTCGGCGCGATCACGGCCTGCGACGTGCTTGTCAACTGAACGCCTACTGTGATCTGCGAAGGCGTTCCGGTCGTCGTGAGAAAATAACCGCCGCCGTACGACCAATTCGAGGATGCAAAAGTCAGCTGACTTGACTGCGTGCCGTTATAGGGGTTGACTTGGATGGGAGTAGAGCCGCCTGTAAAATTATTGCCATCGAAATGAACGGACAGGGCGCCATTGAACACGGCGGCCGTCGTTCCCCCGCCTATGGTGAAGGCGTTCCCTTCCGCCTGAAGGTTCACACAACTTGTGCAGACAAATGGCGCGACGTCCGAGTGCCAGTTCTGTTGATAATGGACGTCTGACAAACCGAAATAATAGTCTCCAGACGCATTCGTATCGATATCATTCGATCTTATCTTGGCGGACTGTATGTAGCTAGCCGGACCTGCATCCCAGTAGTTTCCGTATTTATTGTTGTAGATCGTGTTCGCCGTCTCAAAAATGCCATTCGTATAGCCAAGAACCTCAACCCCGGCAAAGCCGGCGCCGCGAATGTAATTATGATCCTCGATGTAAATATCTCCGGGCGTGGCGCTGCTGGATGGGCCATAGATCAATACATTGTCGTGATTGGCTCCGAATATCTGGCTTCGCTCCACGTAAATCTGATTTGGATTCGTGTTTTTCCCCTCGATCCTGATATGATCCCACGAGCCCGAACCCGCAAAAGTATTGTGCTCGACCGTAACGAAATAATCATCCTGAATGCGCAGATCGGCCGGACCCTGCCAGCGCAATTTGAAGGTCGCGCCCGTTCCGCCGCCGGACGTCGACGCCTGCGCGACGGCGGGCGTAATCGTCATGGTCGCCGTCGGCAGGGCGGGCTGGGTATAGGCGCCCGCCGTCTGAACGGAAACCCCTGTCACCGCGCCACTGGAAACGCTCGTCACGGTCAGAACCGCCACTGTGGTCGAGACGCCGCCAGCCAGCGTGATGGCGTCGCCCACCGCATAGCCGGAACCGCCCGCAATAACGGAGGCCGCGGCGACCGAGCCGACGCCATTCTGGATACGGCTGAAGTTGATGTCCTTGATGATGTTCTGCCCCCCTGCGCCGGTCAGAGCGAGGCCGTCGAGCAGGCCGGTCGCATCGTCCTGGCACATCAAGGTTGAACCGCGATCCGCTCCGATCAGGGAGAGGTGGGAACGCGTCGTCGAGAGGCTGGTGAAGCGATAATTCGCGTTGCCGGCCAAGGAGATTTGCGCCGCGCCGGAAGCGATCGCATTGGCCAATCCCGCAGTGCTGTCCGCGCCGGAGCCGGCCGTGCAAGCCGAATCGCCCACGGCGCCCCACCATTCCGGGAACACATAAGATTGCTTTTTGTCGTTCGAAAAGTCGGGCATGCAGCCGGACGCAAAGATTTGATTGCGCGAGGCCGAGACCGTATTCGTGAAACTGACGTTGCCGCCGTTGCACGACAAGAGCGCGCCGGCTTCGAACACGACGGGAACGGTGATTTGCAGAGAACCGCCCGTATAGGAATAGGCGCCCGCGGGCAGGCGAAGTGTTTTTCCAACAGCGATCGCCCGCGATACGGCCGCCTGGAATGTTGAGAAGTCCAACGCATTGATCTGGTCGACGGCGCGGGCGGCCGCCGTGCGTGGCACGTTCGACCCGGCGCCGGTGATCGTCAACGCGGAGCCGTCGCTGAGCGGCGCGGACTGACCGGTTGGAACGGCGAAAGCCGCAGGACAAGACGCCAGCAAGGCGACAGAAGCTATGGAGGAGCGGAGCCTGGAACGCAGCATGACGACCCTCATTTCAAGTTGAAGTAGCTTGCCGTGGCGGTGGTCCCCGCCGCGACGACCTGAATCACCGCGAAGGGAAATGTCTGCCAACCCGGCGTGACGGGCAAGGTGAGGCCAGAGCCATCGGACAAGAGCATCTGCACATTGCCAGAGGCGGCGCAGAGAACGCCGAGCGAGCGCTGCGCCGCATAAACCGTTCCGACCGTCATTGCGACAGCGCCGGAAAATGGAGCGTTCTGAACGTCGGACACCGACTGCAAGGCGGGAAAGTTCGCGACATTGACCGAACCGATCGTGTTGGAGCCCGCAGGCAGACTCGGGAGGCTCGACACGCCCACGGTTTGTCCCGACCAGGACACCGCCTGGGTGGCCGGAAAATTGGCGACATGCGCGAGAGAACCGCCATCGGCATGAAGCGCGGGCTGGTTGGCCGCCGTCGCCGCGCCAATCGGCAGCGGCAAAGAGGTCGCGCTGATCGCCTGCGTCGCCGGAAGATTGCTGACCGCAACCGACCACGCGCCGGATTGCGTAGACGCCACGCTTTGCCCGGACCAGGACACCGCCAGCGTGCCCGAAAGCTTCGACCAGATAGCCGAAAGCCAGCCGGTAACGCCCGAACCGCCCGTGGGCAGGCTCGCGCCCGTGATCGGGGCGCCCCCGTCATTCGCCGTCACCGAACCCGACACGGTTTGGGTCGAGGGAAAATTGGCGACATGCGCGAGAGAGCCGCCATCGGCATGAAGCGCGGGCTGGTTGGCCGCCGTCGCCGCACCAATCGGCAGCGGCAAGGAACTCGCGCTGATCGCCTGCGTCGCCGGAAGATTGCTGACCACAACCGACCACGCGCCGGATTGCGTAGACGCCACGCTTTGCCCGGACCAGGACACCGCCAGCGTGCCGGAGAGCTTCGACCAGATAGCCGAAAGCCAACCGGTCACGCCCGAACCGCCCGTGGGCAGGCTCGCGCCCGTGATCGGGGCGCCCCCGTCATTCGCCGTCACCGAACCCGACACGGTTTGGGTGGCCGGAAAATTGGCGACATGCGCGAGAGAGCCGCCATCGGCGTGGAGCGCGGGCTGCCGCGCTGCGGTCGCCATGGTCTGTCCGTCATCGTAGAAAGCGATGACGCGATCGCTTGCGCCATGAGCGGAAACATCCGCCTGAAGTTTGATGGCCGAACCTGTGATGGACGCGATGCCCAGGCCTGCGGAGGTCGGATCGTAAAGGACGGCGCGGGCCGAAGAATTGACGATGGCCAGCAAGCGCGTCGGGACAAAACCGGGGACGTTCGAAAAATCGACCGTCCCCGCCGAGGGATTGAAGGCCGCGGGGATGAGAACCTGCTTCATGGCGGTCAACCGTAAATGAGAGCTGATATGAGACCGTTGGATCCTGCGGCCGCCGATGACGCCTTGGCGGCGGCCGTCTGCGCGGCCGACGCCGCGCCCTGCGCGATCGCCAGGACCGAGGAGAGCGATAATGGCAAGGGCGTCAGCGCGCCGACGCCCTCGCCCGCGACGCCGACAGTGTCCGACAGGGCCAGATTTCCACTGGCTCCCGAGAGCGACGAAGTTCGCGTGACGCTCTGCGAAAACGTGATCTGGCCGGCGAACAAGGGAACGACCGCCCCGTTGGGCAATTCCATTCTGCAATCGTAGACGAGATGCGCGGGCATCTGAGCCATGTCCGTTTCCGGCGCGGAGAAAACGCACAGACCCGTCGCAGCGTCGAAGGAAACAAGGCCGCCACGGGTATTGCTGGAACACCATTCGTAAACCGGAGGATCGGCCGAGGCCGCCGTCGCTCGCGCCTGCATGCGAAGGGTCGACGCGGAAATATTATAGAGGCTCAGGAACTTCGAAAGATCCCGGGTCCATCTGAACGAGACATTGGTCGAAGCGCGGAGATTGTAGATAATCGTCATTGTGACACCTGCATGGCCCGGCAAGATTGCAAACGGATGGTCGCGGACACCGGATCGCCCGCGGCATAGGTGACGTAAAAAGCAAGCTGCGATGTGAACGGCCCCGAGGCTTCGACGCTGGCCGCCGGCGTCAGTTCATCCAGGATCAGGGCATTGCCGAGGCTGGTGGCGCTCACGCCGGGCGCGCCGCTGGCGATGCTGGCGTCGCTGAATTCAACCGAACTGCCGCCGGTTCGCGCGGCCCAAAGCGTGGCCGAACCGGACGCCAAGCCGGGAGGCGAGAACGCGCCGGTCGTTTGATCGTAATATCTGATCGCGACGCTTTCGACGCCATAAAGATGTCCGTTCGGTCCCGCCGAGACCTTCACACGGCAAATCGCGCGATGGGACTGACCGGCCGTAAAGGCCGAAGCGATCGGCGGCTGAACGAACTGCGACAGCGTGACCTGCGAACCCGTTCCGGCATAGCCCTGCAATTGCAGAACGAAGTCGTCGTCGCCGTCTCCGAAGGGGTTCTGTTCGACCCCGTAGGACAAGCCCATGATTCCCTGCGACAAGGCCGAACTCGTCCCGGAATCGACGGATAAAGACCAGCCATAGGGAACGCCCTTGACCACCGTCGCGCCAATGCCAGGACCGGAGGGCGCAGCCGTATTGGCGATCGAAGACGTCGTATTGGTCTGCAGCGCGTAAATGTCGCCGCCCTTGATGCTGTCGCCGAGGAGAGAGGCTGGAGCGGCGTTGTCATTCTGAACGAAGGCCCAGTTGGACGTCGAGCCGGTCATGATCACGGTCGAGGGAGAGGACAACTGGATCAAGCCGTTGACGACATCGACACAGGCGACTGTCACGCCATTCAACGCGGCTTGCGTGGAATTGGCGAAATAGAGCCTTGAGCCGGTTTTGAAGATCGATTGCGCCTTCGCGAGCGGAAGCGATGTCAGGGCCGCGCCGCCGACAAAGACGGACGACAGATAATAGTTCTTGGTCGTCGCGCCGCATGTCGACGTCTGCGCCGCCGTCGACGTGGTGCTGGTCGCGTAGAAGAAGTAATTCTGCGCCGTCGCCGGCGTGAAAGGCGTACTCGTCGGCAGAGCGGAAGTCTGGCTCGCGGCTTGCAGCATCGCATTGGCGATAAGGGCGCCGCCGTAAGGCGAAGGGTGGAGGCCATCCACGGACGTATAAGGCAGGTTGAAATAATTGCCGCCACCGGACGCCGCAGCCGTGTCAAGCTGGGCGTCCCAGCTTGCGGCGACGTGAACCCATGGGTAGAGCCCCGGACATTTCGCGCCGGAAACGCCAGGATAATTCGCGCCCGAAATCGGATCGGTCCACGACCCGCAAGAGGTCGAATTCAACCAGTCGTGGATGGTCGTGAGATAGGTGGAGCCTGCGGGATTGTTGTTCGACTTCCAGCGATAATAGATCGCGATTTTCTTGCCGGCGTCGGCGCTGTTGAACGTATAGACGCCGTTGCTGACCGCATATTGCCCCTGCGCGGGCGCGGAGGACGTCGCGCTCAGGGCGGCGCCGTCGTTCGCGCCGGCGCTGAAGGTGACGCCGCTCGCCGTCGTCCCGCACGAATAGGAATTGGCCGGCGCGCCCGTCGTGGTCGATCCGCATGGCGCGAAGAACACCTGCTGCGTGTCCCAGTAGGCGGCGGCGTTGACGACCGTCACGGCGTAGGGCGCAACGCTCGGAATGGTCCAGACTTCCGGCGCGCCGAGTGTATTGGCATTGGCGCGCGAATATCCCTCCGCCAGGCCGCGCGGCGCTTCGTCTCCGACCACGACGATCTTGTTGGCCGCCGTCGGACCAAAGGCGTTGAAGATGGCCTGGAAATCGGCGATGCCGGCGATCGCGCCGCGATTGCCGTCGTTCGTGCCGGCGAGCAGGAAGACCACTTGCGCGGGATCGTTGACGATGGAATAGGCCCCGCCGTAATAGGCGCCGCCATTGACCTTGTTCGTGTCGAGGTCGGTGATCGAGGCCCCGGCGGAGCTGGTTGCGTTGAATGGAGCGTAAGTCGCGAAGGCGGAAGCGGTGGCGGGATGGGCGAAAGCTGCCGCGACGCCCGAGGCCGCTGACGCGATGATGCAATTGGCGGGGACGGTGACGCTCGGCGCGGCGCTGTCGAAGGACGCGATCTGACACCCGAAATTGGTCGTGTTGGCGATGGAGATATAGTCGCCGGCGGCGGGAACCCCGCTCAGACCTGTCAGAGCGATTGTCAGCGAAGATCCGGGATTGGGCGCGACCGCCACGCTCGTCGTGGCGCTGGCGCCGTTGAAACAAACGTAACCGATAGTCGAAGCGTCGTTGCAGTTTTGCGTCGTCGAAAAAAGCCGGCCCGCTATGCCGGCGGTGGTTTGCGCGCCGACGCCGTAATTCCATCCGGTTTGCGCCAGGAACCTGTTGCCTGACAAAGGAAACAGCCATCCGGCATAGCCGTTGGAAAAGTCGGTGGAAACCGTGAAGGTGCTGCCGGACCAGGGAGGGAACGCCGCTGAATTGGCGGTGCGCGAGTCGCCAAGGGCGACCGCATAATTGTTCACCAAGGCGGGCTGGAAATAAGACTTTCCCGGGCCGATGAGATGCCCGCCGCCGCCAAGCATCGGGGCGCCGCTTGCGTTGTAAAGCCGCTGGGCGGCGAACTGCGGCCATGCGCCCAATTGCCCTGCTTCGGCCAGCGGCGCCGACGCCAGCAGCAAGGCCGCGAAATGCAATCGCATGAAACGCATCAGTAAACCTCGAGGAAAGAGACCGTCTCCGAACCTGAAGCCGCGATGGCGTAAATGGCGGCGCCGCCCGTGACGGTGATCCCCTGCCCCTGGACGCCGGCCAGGAGAAGGCCTGTCGCGGCCGTGACGCCGGAACCGCCGATGTAGACGGAGGTCGTCGCGTGATTGACGATGGTGACCTCCTTGCGTCCGGCCCGCGCCGCGACCACTTGCGTGGCGGAGGCGGTCACGCTGACCTGGCCCGTCGCAATGCTGGCATAGCTTTCCGTGGTTGGAACGGGATTGTTCAGACTAACCGACGCGCCGCCAATATCGAGATTGACCGCCCCAATCAGGTTGGCGCCCGCCGGGAGGGCGGCGCCCAACGTGAAGGCCGGAGTCGTCGCGAACGCAGGCAAGGTTCCGCTGAGCGACACGCTTTGTCCCGACCAACTGACCGCTTGGGTCGCCGGAAAATTCGAGACCGACACCGATCCGCCGCCCCCGCCGCCTCCACCGAAACTGGCGACCTTGTTGCCCGCGCCGTCTTCAATCACGACGCCGCGGGTGAGAGACCCGTCGGGGTTTTTCCAGTCCATGAAAATCTCCGCAATGCGTTTGGCGCGAAAGCGCCCGAGCCGTCGGCGAGCGACGCGGCATTTCTTGAAAAAAAAGGCGCCGCCGAGCATTACGACCGCGCGGTTCAGGGCAGCGAGCCGGCGCGCATTTGCGACAACGCCGGCGCCGGGATGCTCAAAGCGGGATCACGTCCGGCGCGAACGCCGGGCGACATGGCCGCGTCCCGAAATCAGTTATAGGCGCAAGCGCCCACCACTTGATTGGCGGCGACGGCCGTCGCGTCGGAATCCGCCGGACCGCCAGTGATGGCGTAGGAGATTCCCGTATTGAAAACGGCTCCAATATCCGCAAAGGAGATTTCGTGGCCACCAGAGGGCGGCAAGCCGATCACCGCGACGGGGACATCCGTTCCCACATTGGGTGCGGACGCCCTGTTGTAGAATTTGACGTAAGCGGCGGCCGCTCCGTTGTTGTACAGCGGGCAATGATACAGTTGGCCCGCCGAAGCCTTGATCGCGGTCGCGTTCGTCGAAGCGGCCGATTGAATGCGCGCCAGCGTGGCGCCCCCCGACGTGCCAGGCCGTGTGACAACCGACTGACTGCTGGTGGTTGGCAGCAGCACGGCCAGACCGCCATCGCGCGGCGTGTTTTTCAAAACCCAGGCCACCGAGAACGCGCCCGACGTATAGGACGAGAGCCGCATCCTGAATTGCCCCGTCGCGGAGATGGAGTATATGGCGCCGACCGCGAGAGCCGACGACGATGAGAGCGGGGCGGCGGTTATGGAGGAGACCGGCACCGCCCAGGCGGCGGACCATGTCACGCCGTCAATCGACTGCTCGAACGCGACCGTCCCGACGCCGACTCCTGTGATCTGGACATAGAGTGAATTATAGCCGGCCGTCGAGACCGGCATGTTGGAGAACACGCCCACCGCAGAGGCGGTCCCGGCTCCCGTAGCGCCGTCGAGCGGCGTCACGACGCCGATATTGTTGGCCCCTGATGAGAGCGAAGGCAGCGACGTCACGTTCACGGAGCCGCCGGCTTGCAGCGGCGTGATGCGATTGCCGCCGGCGTCTTCGATGGCGTGTCCCTCCACCACGGAACCGTCGGGATCGCTAAATTGCGACGCGCCGGCGGCTCCGCAAACGATCATCATCGCCGCGCCGAAAAGTAAGCGTTTCAACATAAGACCTTCCTTGAAATTTGCACGTCGGCGCGCCCCGGGCGTCATGAAAGCTCGGCGCTGAACGTGATGCTGGAGCCGGTGACGGATCCCGCTCCTGTCACGGAAATCGCGGCGGAAACGCGGTAGCCGCTCTGCGAGACAGTATCGACGGCATAGGCCGTCATATTGCTGGCCGAGGAGCCCGCGATCGTCGCCGTTGGCGCCGCTCTCATCGTGACCGGGAAATTGAAATAAGCGGCCGGAGACGATCCTGCGGAGCCATATCCCCACAATTCGCCCTTCAGGATCTGGTAGTAGCGCTGGCACAGGGCCAGTTCGACGCTGTAAGGGCGGCGCTCGAAGCGCGTGGCGACCGAACCCGGTTCGAATTGCGGCCGCAAGATCGTTCCAGTCGAAAACTCGATATTGGTCTGCGTCGCCGCGCTCAGTCCGGAGACGGCTAAGGGCGCGGCCGCATAGCCGCCCGTTCCCGAATAACCGCTCCCTTGCCAGACGCGCGCCGGGGCGGTTCCCGCTTGCGAGAGCATATAGGCGCCGCCTTCGATCATCGCGCCTTCCACCGGCAGGATCACCGAACCGGCGGTGACCGTCAGCGTCGCCTCGATCCCGCTGGTCGCAAAAGTATAGGTCGCCCCCGACGCGCCCGCGCGCACGCCATCATGGCCATAGGCGCCCGCCGCCAGGGTGACGGTTCCAGACACATTGCGCTGATTGATGGCGAAAGCGGCGTTGCGGAGTCGGTTGCGAAAGGCGGCGGCGTCGCCGGCCGCGACGCCTTGGGGAAAGCTCGCCTGCCCCGACGCCGCGTTGATCACCAAAGCTTCGGTCCAGGTCGACCCGTTCGAGGACACCTTGAAATGAAGATTGTCGTCCCCAGCCAGGCCAACTTGCGCGCGCCCCGAAAACCCGTTTTGGAACAAAAACGACGCGGTGTTGGCGGCGGCGGACTTATTGACCACGACATTGAAGCTGGCGCCGTTAAACAGCGCCGACGACCCATAGGCGGAGACAACATTGTTGGAATCGGCCGCCACGCCAACCCCGACATTCGCCAGGTTGGACGCGGCCTGATCGACGATGGTCCATCGTCCATTCGGGCTGGCGGCGCCATTGCCCTGCAGGACGATATAGCCATAAGCGGAGGAAATGGCGGCGGCGGCGCCGCCGTTGATCAGATCATAACCGTTGGCGTTGAGCGTAATCGTTTTCGACGCCGTCGCTGCGCCGCTCTCATCCAGAACGCACAGCGACGCGCCCGTGGGAAAGGCGGAGACCGCCGGGAGAGACACCGTGCGCGCCGCGGTGATCGCCGTATAGGCGATGGTTCGGTCTGTCGCCAGCGCCGTGTAATTCGCGTCCGACACCGGCGTGCGCGTCACGGTGGCGACCTCGGACATTTTCGCCGCCGCCCAGCCGCCGGGCGTGAACCCGTCGTGAACGGTGACGCGATTGTTCGTGAGATCGACGATCAATTCGCCTTGGGCGCCGGTAAAGGTCGCGACATTCGCCGCCGTGTCGCGGCGGTGTTTCAGTTGAACGGACATGCGTCATCCTTGAATGCGGTGAGAACAATCCGGCCTTCAAACCGGAAGCAGGCCGAGATCGATGGCCGCTGTGACGGGACCCGAGACGTCGCCGAAATCATCAGCCTCGGAGACCAGCAGGCTGGCGAAGCCGAAATCCATGGGAACGCCAACAGAGAGCGTCGCCGTGACCGGGCCGATAACGCCAAGCCCTTGGATTTTATGACTGTAGGCGACGCACGTCGAAAGGTCCTGCAGACCGCCGCCGAAGATATTGAAGCTTTGGAACTTCAGATACAGCGTTCGTCCGATCTGGGACGGAGAGACATCGTATTGAAGGATCGCGGAATCGAGTTGGCAGAAGGCGCTCCCGGCCGCATGCGGCGACGAAGAGCCGCCGAAGCCGCGCTGCAATCCCGTCAGCCTGAAGTTATCAGCGGCGGTCAGGGTCGCGTTGGCGTAGGCGAGATATTCGCCATCGACGTAGCACAGGGTGACGCCCGCCGCCGCAGCCGTCGCCGACACGGATGCGAGCGCGCCGCCGCTTTGCGTCATGTCCACGTCGAGAGGATTCACCGCGTCCGGATTGCCTCCGGAATAGGCCGGCAAGGATGACAGCAGCACGCCCTGTTTGGCGGGCGCCGACAAACGCGCGATCTGGGAATAGGACGCGCCATCGAGCGACGCCCAGACGATGCAGCCGCCCCAGTTCGGGTCGCCGTTCTGGCCGCTGGCGCCGACCCAAATCTGCGCGACATTGCCGGTGATGCTGGGCGGCGGTTCGATGATCAGGGGCGGGTTGACCGGTTGCGCCGCGACATTGGCGTCCGGCGCGCCATTGCTTTTCGGCTGCGTCGGATATTGCGTCGCCGTCGCGACGCCCTGCGGAAATTCTTCCGCGGTGATCGTCAGGGCGCCCTCGGAATCTTCTTCAATATCGGTGATGCGAACCACCGTCTTGTTGAGGCCAAGCGCGGGGTCAGTGAGCGTCACCAGATCCATCGGATCGAGCAGACAAAACTCCATGGAGAGCTTGAAAGTGTAGGTGTTGCGAACGTAGAGGCCGCGCTGCAGGATCAATTGCGCGGCGGTTTGCGCCGCGAGCGGATCGCAGATTTCATGCGCCGCGATGGTCGAGCCGGTGCGACGGCCGAAACGATTGATGGCGCCCTGGTCGAAGACGACGATGGGACCGGTGTTGTAAGAGTCCGACCGCGACTGGATCTCGATCGCCTGCTGATTGTACGCCGCATAGGGATCGGAGCGCGTGATCTTGATCGGATCCTCGCCCGGCGTGTCGAGGAAATCCTCGTCGGTCAGATCGTAGACGGGAACGAGATTCGGCGTCCAGGTCTTCTGCGCATCCGCCGAACCACCGGTGACGACGCCGTCGCCATAGGGAATGATTTTCAGCAGACCGCCGGACCAGACCGCCGTGGAATTGGTGATCTGCAGCCAGCGCGTCAGAATGGATGACGCGCTCTCCTGCATGTTGAGCACGGGACTGATCGCGAGGCCGCTGGTCCAGCAATAAGTTTGATAGGAACTGTCGCCGGAATTGGCGTAGAGCGCGATCGCGTCGATCGAAGCAGCGGGAAAGCCGACGCCATATTGCGGGTTGGTCAGAAAATCGGAGATGACCAGAGCAGGGTCGGCGTCGACGCCGTTGACGCCGGTGCCATAGAGAACGCCCCGGACCTCGAAATTGCTGTCGCCCACGCTGGCGGAGGAGCCGAGATTGTAATTGGGGCTGGCGACATAGGCGACGCCCGGATAGGCCAGCGCCTGGCTCGGGAATGCCGATGCGAGATAGGACCAGACGTCTTGCGAAACGGCGCCGGAGAACAGGCTGAGTCCGAGGTCGATAAGCGTCGTCGTGGCGTTTGACGTTTGCCACACCTTGCCAATGCCGGCGATCGGGCCCTCGCAAACGCCCATCATGATGGCACACGAATAGTTGTAGCCGGTCGCCCCGCCGCCCTTGCCGCCCTTGCCGGAAGCGTGTTGCTGAATGGCCTTGAAATTCTCGTACCAGAAGCAGTTCGGCGCGAGCACGTTGCAGCCGTAGACGATCGGGACCGGCACGCAGCTTGAGGTGGTCTGAACCTGCAGACCGGAATATTTGGTGATCTGGGTGTTGACGTTCCCAGCGCCGAGAAAACCCATGTCGCGCCCTCAGTTCGTTGTGGGCCAGATCGAAAAATAGACGAGCTTGCGCCTGGGGTCGGTGAGCGCAGGATTTTGCGTCAATCGCTCCTCGATCACGCATCCCGCGTCATGAAAGGCGTGAATGATCGCCATCGGATCGGTTTGCGTGACGACGCCTCCATGGGAGTAGCTGCGTCCATAGCGGAAAAGAGCGATGTCGCCGGGACCGGGACGTTGGACCCGCGCGCAGCGCTCGCTGAAGAAACTCAGATATTTTTCATCGTCGCGATGAATCATCCAGTCTGGATCATAGGGACGCGGGTCGAACGGCGGCGTGAGGCCGAGATCGACGAAGACGCGCACGATCAACATGCCGCAATCCACGCCGACGCCGCGCAGGTCGGCGCCATGGCGATAGGGCGTAAGCATCCATTTGCGCGCTTCGGCGACGACCGCCTGGCGTTGCTCGCTTTCCGTCATGTGCTGGCTCCTACTTGCCGCCCTTGCCGCCGCGGGTAGTGACGGACGAGAGCGGACCGGTCATGATTTGCGGCGGGGGGACGAAGGGGAAACCACGGAACCGGCTGAGATTATTGAAACGCGCCTGGCAGGTGGCCATGGTGCGGTCGCAGCCATAGGTGGCGACGAAACTGTCGCCGGCGGCCGGCGGATAGGGCAAGGGATAGGACAGGACCAGCAGTCCGTCGCGCGCCGTCTTGATCGTCATGTTCGCGCCGGTGTTGGCGCCGGAGGTGAAAGCGATCGTTCCCTGCTGATGCGCCGCCGTCGCGGCGCTCCAGACGATGGCGTTCGCGGTGGAGCCGGACTCAACGGCGCCGACGCTCGAATAGGTTCCCGACGCCAGCCCGCATTGTGCGTCAAACAGCACATGCTGACAGTCCGCTTGATAGACGTTGCGCGGCATGTCGACGTCGAGCAGAACCAGGTCCGATGCGACGGTGAGTTGCGCGCTGGAACGCCCGATCCAGTCGATCTGCGCGACGCGTCCTTTGAACAGGATCACCGAACCGATCGCCGTGTTCCAGTCGCTGAAGAAGACTTTTTCACGCTGGATCTCGGCGCCGTCGAGCAGACCCTGCTGCATCGCCTGGAGAAAGGGAACGCCGCCGATCGTGTCGGTGGCGCGGGCGAACAGCGTGACCTGCTGGCTGTCGACATTGACGCCGCAGCTCGCGCGGTATTTCAGCCCGGAGATCAGCACCGAATTGGCGAGATAGGTGAAGCCGTTGAGCGAGACGGGCGCGTCAAGATCGGTGTAGGTGAGGATCGTTCCGGTCGCGAGCCAGAGCGTGAAACATTCGGCGGTGAGCAGCGGCGCGTCCGAAGTCGGACGCAGGGCGTTCAGGGTGGAGATGAGCGCGGCGGGGGCGGATTTCATTCAGCGCACCTGACGGAATTTGAGCCCGCCGATCTTCCAGAGACCGGACAGGAAATTTTCGAACTCGGCCACATCGTCGAGGAAGCGGCATTGGTAAGCGTAGGTGAAGGTGGCGGAGATCGCGGCGCCGCCGGGCGGCGCCATGGCGAAGGTTATCGTGTTGGGCGCCGTCAACGTGTAGGCCGTCGTCGCAACGCCGCTGACGGAAACATTGGATATGGCGGTGACGTAACTCACAGGCTCGTAATAGCCGCCGATGGCGCGGCCCAGCGTGAAGGTGGTGGTGGCGCCGTCGCCGGTCGCGATGGTCTGCGCGGTCACGGCGTTGTCGGTCGGATCGACGTAGAGAAACGTGTTGAGCTGCCCGCCGCACGACATCCAGAACCCCATCAGGGTTTGCAACGATTGGGACTGGAGCGCCGCGTTGGCGCCGGAGGAATCCAGCGCGTCGAACGAGAGTTCGAATTGGTAGAGCGCGTGGGCGTAGAGCGGGACGCGCACTTCGCGTCCCGAGGCGTGGGTGGAGACCCGCGTCGAGAAAGTCGGCGTTTTCTTGACGCCCCAACCCTGGCCGGGCAGCGTCGGAAATATGGGAAGTGTCACGTGCGCACCGTTTCCAGTCTGACGCGTCTGAGCGTCCAAAAGTCCGTCATGAACTGTTCGAGATCGAGGCTGTCGTCGGCGAAGCGAACGAGATCGGCGGCTGTGAAATCCGCCGTCACCATCACGCCGGGCGCCGGCGCCGTGGTGAAAGTCACGGCCGCCGGCAGCATCGACAAAGTGTAGCCGGCCGGCGCCGTCACCCCGTCGAAGCGGATGGTCGGCACGCCGAAAAACGCCGCGGCCGTTTCGCTGAAACCGCCGATCCGCCGCGTCAGAGGGAAGCGTCGCGTCGTCCCGTCGCCTTGGCCGAGGATCGCGCCCCGGACGTCGCCCAGATGGTCGCGCGGCGCGAACAGGAACGGCTGCGCCTGTCCGGCATGGGCGGAGATGAAGGCGATGACCTGCTGGAGTTCGGCAAGGGCGGCGGCGCCGCGCAGGACATCGAAACTGATCTCGATATCGCGCGAAGGATTCAGGCGCCGCGCCGCGCGCAGCTCGCGTCCCGACACGCGCGTCTGCACGCTTGTGAGGAAACGCGGCTGATATTTCACGCTCCAGCCCTGACCCGCCAGCGTTGGAAACACAGCGAGATCGCCCGAAACCGGCGGCGGGTCCGGCGCGGCTGGCGCAACCGTGGGCCCCTTGCCGCCGATCCAGTTTCCATTCGCCCAGGCGCCGCCGTCGCCCCAGACATCGGAGGCGAGCGGGAACACTGGAAACGGGCGGGCGTCCCAGTTCCAGGCGCAGCAGAACGGCGTGTAAATCATGGGAACGCCCGAGGCCGACGTCGCATTGTTGGCGAGCCAGTAATCGTGGACCGCCTGCAGGGCGAGATCGGCCAGCGTGTCGTCGCGCTGCGGCGTCCAGCCCGCGCCGCGCGATCCTGTCCACAGCGACCAGAACGGCGTGGCGCTCTCGCTGGATTTGGGATCGTAGAACACGTTGGGCTGGTTGGTGCAGCGATCCACCGTGGCGAAGCCATATTCGACGAAGGCGATCGGCTTGGAGCGCGGCGCCCAGGCGGTGGCGGGGCCGCGGGGAATCCAGCCGGCGCCGTCGCCCGTGTCGTAGATCGCGCGATGGGCGTTGTTCCACCACCAGCGCAGGCCTTTGCGCATCAGCAATTGCTGGTTGGCGGCGAAGGGGCGGCGCGTCTGTGTGGCGCGATCGCCGAGCGGCAAGGTGCAGCGCTGGTCGGTTCCCAGCGGGTCGAGGCCGACGCCGCCACTATAACTGTTGGCGTAATACCAGTGGAACCCCTCGCCGCCTTCGATATTGGCCTTGAGATAATCCGCATTGTGCAGCGAGGGCTCGCCGGAAAGGCCGAGGCCATTCATCGTTTCGGGCGTGGGCGGCCAGCTTTGCGGGCGCGGCGCGTTCCAATTATGGCAGTCGAGACCGCCGTCTCCGAGCGTCCAGTCGGATAGCGGGAGGTAATTGTCGAACGCGACCAAGTCGATGTTCGGCGAGGCGAACAGCTGATCAAGATGCGGCCATTGCCCCTGGGCGTCCGGGTGCTGCCAGCCGTTCCAGGTCGACCAGTCCGGCGAATAGGCGATCAGGTTTTTGTAACGGGTCAGATCGCGCGTGAAGCCCGCCGCGTCAAAAGTGGCGCGCACGTCGGCCGCGAGTTGCGTGAGGCCGGCGACGAAGGGATAGTCCCATTGCGCGCATCCGTTGGCGTCGGTCGTTCCGGCGCGCGTCCAGTTCGGTCCGCGCAGAATTTCGAGGCCGCGCAATTCCGAGCCGATCAGAAAGAGATCGACGCCGCCGGCGACCGCGCAAAGGTTGGCGTAGTGCAGGATGAATCGACGATAGGTGAAGTCGGTGGGCGCGCCGGAATAGGCGACGGTGAGATTGTCGGCGTCCGGCGTGAACTGCGACGGGCGCGCGGCGCCGAGGAACGTGGCGACGGCCTGCGTCGTGGCGGCGCTGAGGTCGGCGCTCAAACCGATCCGGCCGCGCCAGGGCTTGCCGGGGGCGTCCATCAGGATGAACGGATAGAAGATCACCCGCAGGCCTCTCGCGCGCAGGTCGCGGATGCAGCGCACAATGCTCTGGTCGGACGGCGTGCCGCCATAGGCGGCCGAACCGTTGCTGGTGGAGATCGGGATCAGGCCGGATGATTTTTGTGTGAGACCGGAGACCTGCCAATCGGCGCCGCTCCACGCGCCATCGGTGTAAGTTTTGAAGCCGCCGCCGATGAAATTGGTGGCCGGATAGATTTTGCACGCCGCGGCGTCGGTGGAATCGCCGAACCAGGCGCAGACCAGGGCGACCGTCCGGCACTCCGGATGCGCCGCCTGAAGCTGGTCGAGCGCAAAGGAATAGTCGGCCTTCGCGCCGCCGGGCGCCAGATAAGCATTGATGGGCGCGACGGTTGAGTCCGTCGACTTTCCGCCTTGGGCCGGCAGCGGATCGTAAGTGAACTCGCCGGTCGCAGGCAGCAGGCAAACGCCGAACAATTGGGCCATGGTCTCACCGCGCCAGGCGACGCAGGCCGAGGTGGTCGCCATTGCTGACCGCCTGGCTCATCGCCTTCATAATTTGCCGCGAATTGGCGCCGAGCCAGCTTTTCACCGAGGCGGCGTCCATGGCGGAGACGTTGAGATGGACATGGGTGTCGCCCGCGCTCTGCGCTTGCGATCCGCCATTGGCCTGTGAATTGAGCATGGAGCGGAAGGCCCCGGCTTCGGCGGCGGGCATGATCAGTTCGTTCTGATGCACCATCGCGAGTTGGTCCTGCGGAATCGACCAGGCGCCAATGTCAAAGGCGGCGACCGACAGCACCGCCCCCTGCGCGGCCGCCGCCGGCGCCGCGGCGGCGGGGCCCATGACCGGCGCGAGGAAGCCGAACACGCCGGCGAAAGTTTCCGAGGCCGAGGCCGTGATGTTGCGCAAGATGGACGCGAAAACGGTCGCCTCGCCGGCGGCGGCTTCGCCAGCCGAAATGCCGGTGCGGGCGGCGGCGCCCGCCGAGGCGGCGGCGGTCTTCTGGCCTTCGCCGGCCAGCGACAGCGCCGCCATCGCCAACTGTTTCTTGGCCCAGTCGGCCACGACCTCCACGCCCATCCGGACGAATTGCGAGACCACCGCCTGCGTCAGCGAACGCATGGCCTGCTGGAGGTTCTTCGTGCCCATGATCATGCCGGTGAGCGACGACGAGAACGACGCGGACATGGCGTCGACCATGTGGTTCATCGGCGCGACCATTTGCTCGACCGACTGCAGCATGAGGCGCTGGCTGTCCGCGGCGTATTTCTGGTCCAGCAGCGTCATCCGTCCCAGCACCGCCTGGCGCTGGGACGGACGCAGGCCTTCGATCTGCGCCTCCTTCTGCAGCAGGGCGGATTCGGCCGCATATTCGGCGTCGAGCGCCGCCTTGGCGGCGACGACGCGCTCCTCCCCCGTCATGAGTTTCAGCCGGGTCAACTGGCCGTAGAGCGATTGCTTTTGCGCAAACGCCATTTGCTCGGCGGCGATCTCGCCGTTGATCGCGACGAGATTTGTGCGCGCGACATCCTGCTGGGAGGCGCCGCAGGCGCGCGCGGCCTCGTCGATTTTCGACAGCGCCGCCGAAACGCGCGCGACGCCGTCGAGGAAGCCGGTCGTGTCGGCGCCGAAGGAAATCGATACGTTGTCCGCCATGCTGTTTCCATCTTTTTAAAAACGTCCGGAGGGAAACAGGGCGCGCAGGGCGCTCATCGAATCCGGCTCCTGTTGTTTCCGCGGGCGCCACACGCCCTGGCCCGCCGCCATGGCCGCCAGGAGCGCCGCCGGCGGCGGGTTGTCGCGCCAATAGGCGTGGCGGGCGAGGATGCGCTGAAACGTCAGTTCGTTTTCCAGCGCATCCGTCCAGGCTTCACCGGACATCTGGCAATAATGGGCGACGATCCGGTCAAAGTCCGGCGCGCCCTCGCCTACTCCCCCGGCGAAACCGCCTCGCTCGGCGCGAACAGGCCGGTCTGCCCGGCTATGATCGCGAGGGCGCCCGCCAGATCGGAAAATCCCGCTTCGAGATCGAGGAGATCGTCGCGCGTGAAATCCGGATAGGCGCGGGTGAGGCCGGCGTGGACCACGTCGATCATCAGGTCGAGATCGTCGGGTTCGAGCAGGGCGGCGCCGAGCGGGTCGCCGGCGCCGATGCGGCTCTGGATGGCGTTGAGGCGCGGCAGCAGCTTGAGCAGGCCGGGGACGACGGTCCGCGCCTGGCGCAGCGACAGCGCGGGGACGAAGAATTCGCGGCCGCCCAGCGCCGCCACCGGCGCCTTGGCGCAATCCACTTTCGGGTCCATTCGCATGTCAGATCGCCGTGTTGATTTCGCCAATATTGTTCGCCGCATTGGCGAAGGCTTCGAAGTCCAGTTCGGGGATATTGAAATCCTGGATCTTCGAGGACACCGTGAGTTTGTTCGAGACGCAATTGTAGAGGCGCAGCGACCATTGCGCGCCGGCGGCATTGGGGTTGGTCTGGTAGAAGTCGATCTGGAAGGTCGGCGCGACGCCCATCAGCTTGTTGCTCAGCACGGCGCGGGAGCCGCCGCCCGCGGCGGTCTGGGTGTAGCAATAGGAGACGAGAATGGCCTTGCCGGCGTCGCCGGAATTGAAGGTGTAGACGCCGGCCGACAGCGTGTATTGGCCGACGGATGGCGCGGAAGCGACACGCGTCAGCGCAAGGCCGCTCGCCGCATAGACCACGCCGAGATCGGCGTCGAAGGCGGAGGCGTTGACGACCGCGTAGGCGTAAGGCGAGGAGGAGGCCACCGAGCCGGCTTCGTTATAGGCCCACAGCTTTTGTCCGCTCGCCAGCGACTGGCCGAAGAAACACGAGTTGTAGAGCGGTCCGTCGATATTGGCGAATTTGGCCTTGCCGGTGATCTTGCCCTCGCCGCGCGCCAGCGCGATCGGGAACTGGTACTGGCCGAAAAGCTGTTTCGACGAGAAGCTGAAGTCGAGCGAGATGTCCTGCAGCGCGCCGAACTGAACGGGCGTCGCATTGGCGCCGGACGGCGTGGCGATGAGAACCCCTGAACCGAAAGCGACGGAAGTTGTGTTCGGCATGGATCATGTCTCCTGGTGAATGGGCGGTGGATGCGCTCAGGGCGCGAGGATTTTCACGGGCACGAGCGCGAGGCCCTGGCCGTCGAGATCGCCGGGGTCCTTCACGATGCGGCCCTCGATGCGGCAGTGATAAACGAGGCCGCCGAGGGTCTGGCGGTCGGCGCCGGCCGGCGGCGCCAGCGCGGCGTTGAGCGCGTCGAGCGCGATGTTGAGATCGCGCGCGGGAACCGCGTCCGGGTCGCGGCCGGCGGCAATGTAGATGAAGAGATCGACGTTGAGCGTGGTCTTGCCGGGCAGGCTCTCCGAGGCGAAGGCGACGTTTTCCGCATGTTCGGCGACAAACAGCGCGGGCTGGTCGGCGCTCGCGACGTCGCTCCACAATCTGAGGCGCCGCGACAGCGTCGCCCATGTGTCGCAATCGTTGATCGGCGCGGCGAACCGGGCCTGCGCCAGTTGGGCGCAGAGCGCCTCCATGATGGCTTCTCGGGCGTTCATGGATTGTCCTTTGCGCGTTGCGCGGCCTCGGCCAGAGTTTGGCGGAGGGCCTGCTTGATATCGGCGCTTTTCTCCGCGAGCGCGGAGCGCAGATAGAAGCGTTCGGGGATTTCCGAGCCGGGATGATGGACGCGGCGGGCGAAGGCTTGCTTGCCGCCGGCGATGAAGGCCAGCACCGCCGCCTTGTCCGGGACGATTTCGTGCGCGGCGGTCTTGCCGCCATATTCCTGGATGGCGGCATAGGGCGCGCCGCCGTCGGCCACGACGGCGACGCCGAGCGACGCGCCCTGGTCTTGGTTGCGGAGCTGGATCGAATTGCGCAAGGCGCCGCTGCGCGCATTGAGCACGGCGCCGCTCAGATTGACGTCGACGACCTGCGCGAGGAGGTCCTGCGCCAGCGCGTCGATCTTTTCCGCGAGGGCGGCGCGCAAGCCGTCGGGCAGCGCGGCGAGTCTCGCGGCGAGATCGGCGACGCCTTCAGGGCTGAATTGCAGCATGTCAGTTGCAGATGATGCGGCCGAAGCTGCGCAGGCTCTGCTGCACGTAATCCGGCATGGCGGTGATGCGGAAGGCGGCGGTTTCCTGGCCGCCCAGGCTCTTCGAGGCCATGCCGATGCGATCGCGGTAGCGATAGCGGTCGGCGGCCCATTCCAGCGCGCAGGAGGCGAGGTCGTGCGGGACATAGCCGTAGGTCAGCACCACCTGCGCGCCGGCGTCGTCGGCGGAGAAAAGGTAATCTCCGAACCCATTCACGGCATATTGCCCCGCGGCCGGATTGGCGGCGACTCGCGTCAGCGCGACGCCATTGGCGTAGGCGACGCCGCAATCCTCCGCAAAGGGACCGTAGGGCTGCGCGGCGACGATCCGGGGCGTGGCGCCGGGAACGGCGCGCGCCTCGTTGCTGATCTGGTATCCCGCGCGATAGGCGACGACGATATTCTGCCAGCCGCGCGGAAACACGCCGTTGCGCAGCATGAGCATCTGCATGGCGCCGGGCGGCTCGTCGTCGCCGGGCTCCAGCAGCCAGCCGAAACCGCGACCGTCGGTCGAAGGCGGGATCGCCTGGCCGTCGACGGTCACGGAGGTCACCGCGATCACCGGCCAGTTGCGCAACTGAATGCGATTGCGGCCGTTTCCGCCAGTCAAGCCCGGTTTTCTGGGGTTTTCAAGGATTCTTGGGAAGTCTCCCTAGACACTTCCCTAGACATGGATGGCGAACTAGGCCAAAGATGGCTCGCCTATTAAAGCTTCGCTTGGCGGCCGACCACGCGGGCAGCGGCAGGGCAAACAATCGGCAATTACGATCGTTTTTTGATGCGCGAGGAGCGCGAGATGGGCTTTTTTTCTGGCGATGAAATTAGAGGTTTGAAGATCGCCAACATGATTCTCCACGTCGTCGGCGGTGACGATGAATTTGAGCCTCAGCCATTGCGGCCCGTTGAGCATGAGGCTTTCTTCATCGCCCGAATTCTCGACACCGACGCCGAGCCTGTGCACAAGTTCGATCCTCAGTCGGCAACTAAGTTGCAGGTCGAACGAATCGCGTCCGGTGTCGACGCCTTTGAGGCCGGCGCTCAAAGTCTGTCGCGCATCTTCTCCAAGGATCACGTTGGATCGAGCAGAGACGGCGCGTTCTTCATATTCGAAATGACGACGGCCGATCCGGCAGTTCGCATCTACAGCATGGTCAAATATGACTATCGCGAGGCAATCGAGCAAACGGACGGAGATGCTCTTCGTCGGATCGTCCACGCATTCATCGCCGATCGGAAAGCCATCCAGAAGGCGGCTCTAATGCGCGTCGTGGGGGGCGTCGCAGATCCGCTCGTCGCCGCAAAGGATCGGGTGAAGCAGGCCCCCGATATTGGCGACTATTTTGCCAATTTTCTGGATGTCGCCAGGAGCCGCAACGATAAAGAACTCAACAATAGCGTTGTCGAGGCGCTCCGAAAGGCTCTCACAAGCTCGAAGGAAATGCTTCCCGGCCGGGACGTCGCCGCAGGCATACGAAACGCTAAACGTGCGCTTCATGATCGGCAAATCATAGACGAAGAGGCGATAGCCGATGCTGTCCTGACGGCGGCAGGCTCCCCGGAGGACGAGGCGACCCGCTCGAAACTCATCTCCAACGCAAAGAAGGCCGTCCACAGCGCGAAATTGGACGGCTTGTCCTTCCGGCCTGATCGGCAGATTCTTCGCCTCCCTCCGATGCGAAAGTTGAAGACGACGGAAGGGGTGACGTTGCTTTATCCTGACGACGCTGACGGGACGACCGTCACCAGGGCGCCCCGTCAGAGCGGCGGGGAAACCATCACGATTGTGACGCAAGAAGTGACGGAGGACAGCGTTGTCGGTAACAGCTCTCGCGGAGCTGCTTGATCGGCTTCTTCAAGAGCGACGCGCCTTCCTTAAGGAGGCCGATGATACCGTCACGCCCTCTGGCCTCTCTCTCGACGTCGTCCATGAAATCCTGAGGCTTTGCTACGCTCTAGGCTGGCGCGCCCAAGTGTTTGATTCAGCAGGAAGCGTGTGGACTGAGGAGCAACTCTCAGAAGACCTCTCCCCATTCAGAGTCGTTTTCAAGAAACCGCCGGCACCCGACGGCTGTTTGCAAATCCTGACGAACCATGGTTTTCGCGAGCGCCTCGGGTCTGACGAGGTCGCCAGCGTCTGGCATGTTGCGCGGCTGACCAAGCCTTTAAAGACGCAAAAATATCTTTTCACGCCATGGGGCGTCGGAACGGAATATCAACCGTCGGAGACGAGCAAGAACCCCAGGTTGCTCGTGAAGGAGTACGGAGAGCAACGTCTCGTGCCGCCGGACATCAGGTCTTGGATGTTGCAGGACGCACAATCCGACCTTGATGTGAACGATCCTGCCGCGCGAACATGGGCTAACGAGGCGATTCAAACGCTGAGCAGATGCTTGGCCAACGAGATTGACGGGACTGATCACTCTTTATTGTTCAAAGGGCCGCCGCGCCTTCGCCTGCGGACGACGGACCTTGAGCTTGAACCTATCGATGACCTTGGGTTGAATGGCTTTTCTTTGCTTCAAACAGCCGCGCATTGGGTCTTCGACAATGAGCGTGAAGCGGAGATGCGCCACGTCCTCCTCGCAACGGAATTAGCGCGATCTGGCAATGGCGGTGCGGAGCCGATTGCATATATTCGCGAGCATCTGGGCGCCGCGCTCGATGGTGCCAAGATCGCCTATCAGATGGGCTTAGCTGAGATGAGCCGCGACACGCTTAAGTCACTCGCTGACTTGCGGAAGGCTATCGCGGATGAGACGTCCAAACTGGCGGACAGTACTCGTCAACTCGGCACGTCCGTCACTGGTGCTATGGCGGTCGGATTCACGCTGATCGCGGCGCGTTTTACAAATTCTGCGCACCCTTATCTAATCGCAGCGATCATGATCGTTGTCGTGATCTACGTCGGTTTGGTGATCTATTGGGGTCAGCAATTCATCTCGCTGCAGCGAGAATTGCGCCGTGAATGGCAGCCAAAGCTTTATCGCTTCCTGGCGCCTGACGAATATCGAAAGATGGTTGACCGCCCGGCCGCCAAAGCGGAGAAGACCTATTATCGGACATCTGCCGTCGGGGCGGTGGCGGTCTTGTTGCTGGCTGGCGCTGTGATCTATGCTGCGTTCTGCCTGTCGCCAGATCAACCGCTCTCAAAACCAACAAGCACATCTGTCCAGTCCTCGGCACCGCAGCGACCCTGACAGCGTAATGCGAGCTATGGCTCGAAACTGCGGTGCATAGGCCTTGCGGCAAAGCGCCGCGCCCTTCACTTCGGCCAAAAGTTTGGATCAGCAAACATTGATTTGTTCATCATCATCACGCATATTCATCATCAATAAGACCCGCCACGCCTCGGACGAAGCTTCGGCTTCGCACTGCGCACCCCGGCGGGTTACTTTTTTGTAGCGTATCAATTGGTTGCCAACCCACCGGATGAAATTCGAAAAGCCATCGCTGTCGATCGCCGACCAAATCGCCTTGCTCACCCGGCGCGGCATGGTCGTTCCCGACGTTGCCAAGGCTGAACACTACCTGCGGCACGTCAGCTATTATCGTCTTCGGGCCTATTGGCTGCCGTTCGAGCAAGAGTCGCCCGTCAATGGCGATCACCTCTTCGCCAGCGGAACGACATTTGACGACGTTTTGGCCCTCTACGTGTTTGATCGGCGCCTGCGCCTGCTCGTCATGGACGCGATTGAGCGCATCGAAGTTTCGCTCCGCGGCAGTTGGGCGCACCATCTTGCCATGAAATACGGGCCGCACGGCTATTTCAGGTCTGATCTTTACGACGATCCAGAGCATTACGCGAGAGCCCTGGCCAGCTTGTCCGGGGAAATCGACCGCTCGCGCGACACCTTCATTGAGCACTACCGGCGTAAATACGATGATCCGCATATGCCGCCGATTTGGATGACCGCCGAAGTCATCTCGCTCGGCCAGCTATCCAAGTGGCTCAGCGGGCTGAAGCAGCGCGCCGATCGGCAGGCCATCGCCAAAATTTACGGTCTCGACGAAAAGGTGCTGGTTTCGATTGCGCATCACCTCGCGCACGTCCGCAATATCTGTGCGCACCATGGCCGACTGTGGAACAAGCAGTTCACCGTGACAATGAAGCTGCCCGCCTCTCCGTCAGCGTTGAAGCTAGCCATGAACCAGGCAACGCCACGAAAGCTTTACAACACGTTGGCGACCGTCGGTTATTTGCTCTGGATCATCGCGCCGCGCACGACTTGGCGAAAGCACCTCGCGGAACTGATGTCCGAGTTTCCCCTTGCCGACTCGACCGCGATGGGGTTCCCGTCGAACTGGCGTGACCTCCCCGCGTGGCGGTGATCGCCGCGGCGACGAACACAGGTAGCAGTCGGACTTGGCTTGGAATTTGACACGAAAAACCCCGCGATCGGTTTTCACCGTGCAGGGCCTCTGCTCCTTGGCGTCTGTACATCCGAGCTCGCCTTGGAATTGACGAGCAATATGCTCGGGGCTTGTGCCGAACTTACGACGGCACCCGCCGCGGGCGCGGCGAATCAAGTCTGAACCGACCGCCAGTTTGCTAAAGCTGGATATCTTCTTTTCCAGAACGCTTGTGAATTGTCTTCGCGGAACCTTTGCCTTTGCGCGGCTTCTTAGCAGCGCACCGGGCCTTGCTTTTCCCGTACAACTTCTGCCGATAAGCCTCCTGCGCATCGGCCAATTCACGAAGACCCATTGTCATTTCACTCTCACCGGCTCGCTGTTGTGTCAGCTGCCCGAGTATCTGAGAGGCTGCGACTTGCAGGCCGCCCCTGACGATCAAATTTCGCGCCCAATCTACCCGCTGCGATTCCTCTGAGAAACCTATGTCATATGGGCGGTCGCGAAACTGGATTGCGTTTCCGATATCAAAGCTCGATGGACACCGGCCGGCGACAGACTGATACTCCTCGAAAGCAATGGCGACGCGGTCGCACTCCTCGCCTATGGAATTTGGCCGTCCGGCGCCTCTCACCACGCGCAGGATATTAGCCGTCAGCTCAACGAGCGCGGCCTCCGCCTTTTCCCAGGCGAGGTTCCGCTGGATATCGCGATCGGAGTTTTCCGCGACGACTTTGAGACCGGGACGTTTGGTATCATCGCCCATGGCTGCCTCCCGCACTTGGCTCACGATAGCCGAGCCGGGTCGATTGGCAAGCAAGGGCGCGCTGGCGGCTTTTGATCGGCGCAAGAGATTGGGCACGCCCCCCGCGGCGCCGCGACCGTCGCGCCAAAAACACGACGAGGCGATAGCGGGCGGCAGCAGGTGCGCCGCAGCCGCGATCATCCGCACACTGACTACGATGCGGTGCGTTCCAGCGCAGCACCAACGCCTTTGCTGCTAAGACGACAGGTCGGCGCCGCGAGCAGCAACTCGACCTTCTTGGCGGCCAGAATGCGCAGGATGGCGTCAAGCAGCGTCGTCTTGCCAACGCCCGGGCCGCCGGTGATCACCGCGACCTTTGCCGCCAGAACCTTCCCAACGGCGGCGCGCTGCGAATGCGCCAGCGTCTTGCCGGTCTTTCCCTCGACCCATGCGATGGCCTTTACCGCGTCGATCGCGGGCCAGGGCGGCGCGCCAGCGGCCAGCGCCTGCAGACGGTTCGGCAACACCGCGCTCGGCCGTATAGAGCCCGCGCAGGAAGATGCAGTCCTTCCCAGCGATCGTGTCGGCGACCACCTCGCCGCCTTGGAATTCGAGCGCCAGCGCGTCCTCGATGGCGCCGGCGTCGACGTCGAGCAGTTCGCCGGCCAGTTTGAGGAGATCGGCGCGCGGAACGCCGCAATTGCCGTCGTCGGCTGATTCCTGCAGAGCGAACGAGACGCCGGCGCGCAGCCGCTGGGGCGCATTCTTCGCCATCCCCAGCTTCATGGCGATGGCGTCGGCGGTCCGGAAGCCGATGCCGCGGATGTCGCGCGCCAGGCGGTAAGGGTTCTCCGTCATCACCTGAATGGCCTCGTGGCCATAGGTTTTGAAGATCCTCACCGCGCGCGAGGTGCCGACGCCGTTGGAATGCAGGAACCATGATATCGCGCACCGCCTTCTGCTCGGCCCAGCCGGCGGCAATGCGCGCGGCGCGCATTTCCCCGATGCCCGACACATCGCGGAGCCTTGTTGGTTCGGCCTCGATGATTTCGAAGGTGTGCACGCCAAAAAGGGCGACGATTCGCTCGGCGAGCTTCGGCCCAATGACGCGCACCATGCCGGAGCCGAGGTATTTCTCTATTCCCTCGGCCGTCGTCGGAGCCGTCGTTTTCAGGAATTCGGCCTTGAATTGCAGCCCGTGCGCCCGGTCCGTGAACCAAACGCCGACGGCGTGAATGAACTCGCCGGCAGATATCGAGGCGACATGGCCAACGACCGGCACCAGGTCGCGATGGCCGCGCGCCTTGACCTTCAGGACAGCGAAGCCGTTGTCCTCGTTGTGGAAGGTAACGCGTTCGACGGAGCCGACAAGCGTGTCCTTCGGCGGCGATGCATCGTGATTTGGTTTCATCTGATCGTCGCCAAAGTCTATGGTGAAAAGTCAGGACTGCGCCAGCGCCTGGGCTGAGTTTCAGGCGAAAACGCCGGTGACATCCCGAATTGCAGCATGGTCGGCAATTCTCATGGTTGCGACGACATAGCCCACCACGAAACTCTCAAATTCCGCCAAGGTCACCTCAGTCTTTGACGAATGGGAACCGGTTTTGGTCATCTGTATCACCCGGACGCCGTCGGCATTGCGCCCGATTGATTGGCAGATTGCGAGATTGCCGAAGTCATCGAGGTACTCGCCTTCATGAAGATATGTGGTCGTCGGCTTGATCAGGACGTAGTCTCCGCGGCGAATATCGGGCAAGCGACTGTCAGTTTTTACGCAGTGGAAACGCAAGCCTGCGGCGACACCAACGAATGGGGCGTCGGCAATAGGCAAACCGGCGGCGTTCGCCGGCGAGGCGTTGTTCATTGTCATTCTCCTGTTGAAATGTCAGTCGGTTATCTGCGCACCGCGGCGGAGTCAGGCGGCGCGCGCCGGGATGAAGCGCGAGCCGATCCAATTCGCGACGGTCGACATGAGCAGGAACACGCGGGCATAGCGAAACCCGGCTCCAACGCCACATTTTCGTCCTGGAACACGCCTTGGTTCTTGGGGAGGGTCGCGTCCATAGTTTTCGCCTCGATCAATTGGAAAAAATGTGAGGCCGCTCTCAACGCCGATCAGAGCGCGAGGACCTGGTCTATGACGGCGGCAGCAAGGTCGAGGTAGGAGCCCGGGCCGCTGCAGCACACGTCTTCATCAACCGCGAGGGCCAGCCGCGCGGCGCTCGCCTTCAGCTTGAGGTCGGCGATGTTTTTCGCCTCGACGGCCTGGATCGCCTCACGGATTTCCCAGTGCCGAGCAAATAGTCCGTCGTCCTCTGCGTCCAGCACGGCATTGATCGCGTGGTCATCTGCAAGCATCGCGAGGATTTCAATGCGACGGGCGTGAACCCGCTCCAACTCCGCCACTAAGGCGCCGAGGTTGTCGCGCGTCGGCAGATCGGTGCCAACAGGGTTCGAAGGCTGCTGCTGTTCAGCCGCAGCGTTGGACAAAGCCGCCAGCACAGCGCCAACGGAACCGGTCGCGAGAAAAAGACAGCGGGGCGAATTAGTTTGCATTGCAATCCTCTCTTTGGGTCGGCCTCACCTAAGGCGGTTCAGGAAATGCGAGCGGGCGCGCGTCAGCCCTCCAGCGCGGTCGGACAGGCGGTGTCGAGGCCGCTGAACAAGTGTTCGGTGCGATCCTCGGCGATCGCCTTGCGATAGGCGTTGGCGGCGCGCGCGCTCAGGGCGGCGCGGATCAGGCCGGACATGCCGCGCGCGTAGGCGCCGGGGTTGCCGCCGCGAAGGTGCTGGCGGCTGAGTTCGATGTGGCGGGCGATAGTCATGTCAAACCTGAATGGTTGGTGGTGAAGATCAGGCAGCGACGACGGCGATGAGGCGCAACTCGCTGCGGCTGTGCGACCGCCGGCCGGTCCGGCTGCGGCGCGGCGATGCATCCTTGGCAGCCTCGCGGCGAGCATCGTCTCGGAACGCCATCAACCAGCAGGCATCGCCTTTCGCCGCCGCCCACATCAGACGCAGGCAGCAGCGCCAAGAGGAGGGATTCTGCTTCGGCGTGGCCTTCTCCCCATGCTGCGAACGAAACCGACGCCAAGCGCCGGCAAAGATTTCCGCGCGGGTCAGGAAGAGTTGCTTACGCTTGCTGGTCGCCATGACGCCCTCCATTGGGCAAAGCTCGACCGACCGCCGGAATGATGGTGCCCGGACGATACAGGGTGAATTTCTCTAAAACGCTCTGTGTGATATATATCGCTTAACTCAGCCTTGGCATCAAGCGGAAAATATCACAGTGAGCGATAACGCTAATATTTTAGGTTGCCAGATCGCAGCAGCGCGCGCGCTTCTTCGCTTGGAGCAGGCCGAATTGGCGAAGGCGGCAAATATCTCCGTCCCGACTTTGCGCAGGATGGAGGCAAGCCCGGGCGCTGCGCTTGGCATGGCGAACAACGTTGCTGCGGTCCGCTCCGCCCTTGAGACGGCTGGCGCCATCTTCATTGCTGGGAACGGCGAGGGGCCAGGCGTGAGGTTGAAGAAGGACGCGGCACCGTGAGCAGGAAAGCCGCCCGATTCACGCAAACAGATGTCTCGCGAGCAATTCGGGGAGCCATTAAGGCCGAGCTTGTCGTGACCGGGTGTCGGATTGACGAAAATGGCGCCATCACAGTCTTACCCTCGGGCCGAACAGCCCGAGCCTGAACCAAATTATCCAGACCCCGAGCTGTGGCGCGAGCGTCTTGAAGCTGCGTTGGTAGAAAAGCCGCGGCGAGGACGGTCGCGTCGCATAACCTCGGATGAAAGCTGAGGTTGGCTGCAGCCAGAAAAGATTCGGCTGCGCGAGAAAATCGAGAGCGACCACCCCAACGCCGTGTGCGCCGCAACCCTCGCGCATGACGACCAGTGCCTAGCGGTCATGCGGGCGGACTTGTCAGCGCCAACGGCACGGAGCGGATGAGATAGTCGGCCAGCGCCGTAACAGCTTCCCCGGACGCCGCCCCGGAGAACAGGGCGATTTCCGTTTCAGGCAACTCCGGCAGCGCGTCGGCCACGCCGAGAACGGCGAATTCTGACAACGCTGCGCTGCGCCCGAGCACGGTGACGCCGACACCGGCCGCGACCGCCGCTTGCACACCGGCCAAACTGGTGCTGGTGTATACGATCTCCCATGCCCGCGCGCTGGCCCTCAAGCGTCTCCGCGATAAAACCTGCAGACCCTATGTGTTGGAGAATTTCGCTTGGAAATTCTGATCGTTGACTTCAGCGGTTTCGCCCCCGTGGTGGACGCAATAATCGCCTTGAAAATAGCGCCATTTCGCTAGTCCGATATGGTTGCATCCGGCCACAGAGTATCGACATTGTTTGCCGTTTTTTTGAATCGCGGAACATTGGACGGAATAGTCGCTGGCGCGCCACTGCGTATACTCATCGATTGATGACGCGTCCCAAAGCCTCGACAACACCTTCAAGGGATTCTTTGAAAATTCGTCCGCTTCGCGCTCGTCAATTTCAAAGGTCTTGCAACCGTCTGGTCCTGTCGTCTCCAAATAAAGTTGGCACCGCACGACCCCCAACGGTTTCGAAAAACTGCTCATGCCATTTGCGCTCCAAGAGTTTCTTGGGTCACCAACTGACGGCCCATAATGCGCCTTCGTAGGTTTGGCACTCTCCACTCCCGTGCCCAGCGGTGGTGCTTTGCCCTCGGCAAAGAATTTGAGTTTTTGGCCCAGTTGCGACGAACTGGACGGGGCCGTCGCTGATGATGAGCGCGGAGGCGGAATGCCCGCCGGAGAAAGCAAAGCCCTGGGTCGCCCCGAAAGCGACACGATAGTTCCCGGCCAAAACCTCACCGTCCGCCATCGTGATGGTCACGGGCCCGCTGCCTATCCCGGTGCGCACGAAATCGACCCTCACCGGGCCAAGCCGTTTGGCGGCATCATTAAGGGGGAACGTGTCGGCAGTGTCGTTGCAGCCCGAGAGGAGAGTGGCCAAGAATGCGTAAGCCAGTAATCTTGTTGCAATTTTTTGCATAGAAACTGCCTCACGACTCAAATCAACAAGTCGAGCTTAGCGCGAGCAAAGCGGCAATACTACAGCCTCTGAACCTGTGCACCGACGAGCCGAGTTCGTACAGTACCGCTCATGACGCCGGATCGCGCTTAACCTCCGCCGATTCTTTCTCCTGCGCCGCTGAGACATTCGCCCGCGTTCGCATCAGGAAATTCGCCAGCGCTTTCGCCAGCTTCTCGTCGCTGACGTCCTTGGTCTGGATCGGGCCGCCGTCCGGGCCGGAATGCTCGACCTGCTGACGGTCGCCGTACTTCTTCGGCAGAAGCTTCGCGATCATCCACCGGCGCGCATCGATCTGCAGGCGGCGGTGCTCGATCATGTCGGTTTCGGTCGTCTCTACCTTGCCGTCTTTTTTCACGCGCTTCACGCCTTTTTTCGGCGTGTCGGCGATGTCAAGGATTTCATCGAACATGACGTGCGACTGAATCTCGCGAGCGAGCATATACTGCTTCTGGAAATCCTCCGACGCGGCGAGCCAGCGGAACACGGTCGATACAGTCGGCATGTCATCGCCGGCGCAGGCTGCCTTGAGGCTCTTCCCCTCGGCAAGGCGCTCGCAGATCACCGTGCAGATTTCCTGGCTGAACGCTGACGGCCGGCCCGGCTTCATGCTGCCTGTTTTCGCCCGGCCAGTGGTTTTTTTCGGCGGCATTGAAAGTCAAACTCCTTCGGACCAGGCGCGATGGCGCGAGCGGGCGGACCAGCATATGATCCGGCGCGAGCGTAGGTGAACGCACCACACCAAGGGGATTAGAATGGGAAAGCTCTCCATCGCGATCGCTTTATTCCTCGCGGTCATGATCGGCCTGGAGCACCTTTCGAAATGGCTGATCACCGGGATCAGCCGGGACTTCGGCGATGGTGTCTTCGTCGGCTTCGTCCTAGCTGCCTCAGCGCTCGCACTCGCCGAGAAGGTCAACCCGAAACGACGCTGACGCCGCATCACGGCGCCTGCATTGCGTTCCGGCGGTCGCCGAGTTGCCGAACAAGAAGGTTTGTCCCAGCTTCACCGGCATTGGACAGCGCGTTAAGGGCGCTCCTCGCGCGCGCCGCGCGCCCAACTTCCCTCAAGAACTGATCCTGCAGCGCACCCGTCGCCGAAAGCCCGCGCGCGGTGCCTTCCGTCAGGCGGCTCAGAGCCGCGTCGGTCATCGCGTTGCGCATCCCATGGAAGGCCCTCGACCCCAGTGCGGCGGCCAGTGCGCCCGGGCCGCCGGCGGCAGCTTCACCAACAAGGGTTGGGACAACATCGAGCGGCCCCCCGGCCTGCCCCGGCCGATATTTGGCCTGCACCGCCTGCCGTTCCGCCGTCGCCGAGTTCTGCGCCACGCGTTGTTCCGTGGCGCGCATCCGCAGCTCGTTGTCGAGCGCATCGAACAGCTTCCCCGCATTCGGGAACATGGCCTCGAGCTTTTCGCGATTGGCTGTCGATTTGGCGAACAAACTGCGCGCCGCCGAGACGTCGCCCTGCCGCGCTGAGGTGATCGCCTGTTCGATGGCCTGGCGCGCGCCTTGGCGCGCCGCCTCCTGCTCAGCAGGCGAGGCCTTCGACAGCCAGGAGCGCCAGGCGTCGGGCGCGTCATGGACGCCAGCGACGCCCTCGCGCGCCTTGAACAGGTCCATGCCTTTGCTGAAAGCCTGCCCAACCGGGTCTTCGTATTTGAAGTTCAGGCGTTCCGTCAGCTTCCCCGCCTCGTCCTTGCCGAGGATCGCGGCGAGCTTCTGCTGGTTCACTTCCTTGTTGGAGAGCGCGGCGGCCTTCGCCTCCGGACTGGATGCGGCAGCCATCTGCTGTTCGAACGCGGAGCGGGCGCCCAGCTTCGCGGCCTCGCGCTCGCCCTCTGATGCCCCCTTGAGCCAACTTTCCAGCGCGCCGGGCGTCGAGTTGACGCCGGACGGTCCAGAGCGGTTCGAGAAGATTGACAGGCCGCGGTTGAAGGCCTCATGCGTCTGTGTCGGGCCCGCCCAGGACGCGCGCGCCGCCGCATAATCTGGATTGGCCTTGTCGAGTTCCGAGAGGAACGACCGGCGAACCTGATCGATCGCGCGGCCCTCCTCTGACAACCGGCCGGTGACCGAATCCTTGGCGGCTTCGACCATGGAGTCGAGGCCTTTCTTCGCGACATTCAATGTCCGCATGTTCGGAACACTGCCGACAATGGGATTGCCCGCTTCATCCTGCCCGACAATGGCGTATTCCGTCGGATCGAACGGCTTGCCTTCCGCCAGCGACTCCAGCCGCTGAATGCGAGCGCCCTTCGCCAGCCCGGCTTGCATGATCGGATCGTCGAGGAACTGCTGAATGCGCGGGTTCCAGACGGCGCCGGGCGCATTGGCGGAGCCGTCGGCCTGCGCCTGCTGCAGTCGAGCGCGGATAGCCTCTTTGTTCGCGTTGGCCGCGGCAGCTGCCTTCTCGGCTTGCGCTACAGCAGCATCAGCCTGCCTGCTGGCCTCCAGCGCCGAATTGTTCGCGTAGACGTTCTCGCCGGCGCGCGACACCTGCGCACGCGCCAGGAGCTGCTGCTGCTGCGCCGCCGCGAGGTCTTTGGCCGCCTTCGATGACGCATCGGCAGCGTCGGAAAAGGCCGCCTGAAACTGATGCTCCAACGGCGCCATGCTGCCGCCCTGCATCGCTTTTTCGTAAAGCGGTTGCGCGGCGGCCGAGCGCGTCGCCACCATGGATTGAAGTTCGGCGTGAGGATCCTTGGCGGCGCCCATTGAGGCGTCGAGCGCAGCGCGCGCAGCGTCCTTATCGGTCGTCATCGCGCCTTCGCGCGCGCGGATGTCCGCCAGGATTTTCTCAGCGTCGGGCTTCGGCCCAAGCGTTTCCGTGACAGCCTGCGACATGCGGTCATCTGCGCCGGCGGCGCGCTGCGCCATCGCACCTTTCAGGATCGACGTCGGCTTTCCGCCTAGCGCGGCCAGCGCCCCCGCTTCCGTGGTCAGGGAGGGATCGATATCGGCCAAGGTCGCATGCGGCCCGATCCGGTCGAGCGCCGCGCGCGCTTCGTCGGGCGTCATGCCGATGTCGGAGAGCACGTTGGCGACATTCTGCCCGGCCGGCGTGACACGCGAAAGAGCATTGACGGTCTTGCCGACCGCGGCCCCGGCCAACGGGAGGCCTGCACCAACACCAGCGCCCACCAGCGCGCCTTTCTCCACGGTCGAGATGTCCCAGTTCAAGGGGTTGAAGCCTCCCGATTGCATCCCGGCGCCAGCACCGCCGATGGCCGCCCCGCCGACCCCGCCGGCCAGAGCGTTGCCCACGAGCGAACCGCCCATCCCTGCCGCATTGACACCAGCACCGACCAGGCGGCCAGCCGCCGGCCCCAGCATGCCGAGCACGCCGCCTCTTTCGGCGCCTTCCTGCATGGCGTTGCGGTCCCAGCCGTTGCGCGCACCTCCGTCGGCGCCGCCGAGCACCGCGCCGCCGCCAGTGCTGCGGAGGGCATTGACGGCAAGGCCGCCCTCGCCAAGGCCGAAAGCGGCTGGCGCGGCGGCCATGAGAGGCGCCGTGCCGACAATGCCGCCTGCAACCTGCCCGGCGGCGTTCGTGTTGGGGAACGCCTCCTCTGAGCTCTGCAAAAGGTTCTGGTTCTGTGCCTTGGCCTGTTCGAGCGCATTGCTCGGCGCGCCTTCCTGGAGTGCGGAAGACGCCGCCGCGACCTTTTGCGCCCCCGAAAGGAGCGACGGCCCCGCGACAGGAACGCCCTCGACGACGCCGGCGGCGGCCGACAGCGCTTGCGACGGAGCCGACCCCATCGGTTTGCCGGCGACGATCAGTTCGCCGCTCTGCGGGTCGAACCCGCCCTGGTCGTTCCAGAGCAAACCGTTCGGCCCCGGCTTCGCGTCGGCAGGGATAGCGCGCATGACCGGTTCGGCCTTGGGCGCGGACGACGGGGCTGCTGCCGCGCCAAAATAGGTTCGCATCAGGGCATCATCCACCGGCGCAGCGTCGGCTGGCGCGATGGATTTCGGCGCCGGCGGCGCGGCCTTCTGCCCCGTTCCGAAATACATGCCCATCAGATCGTCTTCAGACGCGCTCTTCGCAGGTGCGGATTTCACATTGCTGACGCCTCCCGCAGGCGGCAAGCTTTGGCCGCTCTGGCCATGCGCGCGTTGGTATGTCCCCCAAGCGTCGAGAGGGGGATCGACAGGCGCAGCTTTGCTGGCGGCGGTCTGCGACAGCCCCGGCTGATAGCTCGCAACGCCCTCGGGCGCGTAGAAAAGACTTTGCCCGAGATTCTGCCCTTGCCCTTGCGCCCAAGACGGCGGCTGTCGGCCGAGTGCAGCCTGTGCTTTGGGGGCATAGAAATGCGTGGCACCGCCGGTCATGTCCGGCAGATCGCCGCCGGCGACGGCGTCGAAAATGCGCGCAGCCTGCTGATAGCGGCGATCGTTCGGCGAAATCGACAGCAACTCGTTCGCGCGATGCGTCCACGGCTCAAACTGGTTGGGCGCGAGGATCACCGCCGCGAGCGAGTCTCCGAAGCGGCCGCTCTGCAACCGGTTCAGCATCACAGAACCGACGCCCGCCTGCCCGCTCGGTGAGCCTTCCTCACCAATCATGGTGCGAATCGCCAGGTCGCGTTCTTCCGGCGAGATTGCGGAAGTGTTGTCACTGCCCATTGCTGCCTCCTTGCGGCGGTGCGATCAGCCCGGCGTCGTGGGCGATCTTTAGGGATCGCGCGAATTTCTGGTAAGCTGGGCTGTTCTTGTCGCCCAGGCTCTTGATCAGGTCGGCTTTCTCCTGATCGGTCATGCCGTTCAGCGCAAAGGCGCGAGGATCGGTCGACTGGTAATGAGTCGACTTGTAATCCAGATATCCAGCGCCCTTTGCCGGGTTCGTCGCCAAGTCCGGGTTCGCCTGCTTGAACGCCAGCGGCGCGGCCGCGTCCTGCTTTTCCTGGCCGATCTGGTTCAGGATCAAATTGACGTTCGCCGGCTTCGACAAGAACATGCCGGGGTTGGACTGGAACGATGCCGCCATAGCCTCGTTCGAACGCGAAGCGCCCGGCGTGAACAAGGCATTTTGCGCCAACTTCTTGGCGGTCTCTTCCCGAAGAGCAACCATGTTGGCGGCGTTCGAGCTCGGATCGATCAGGCCGAACGTCTGGAGGCCGGCGCGCAGCCTGTAGATGTCCTGCGATCCGGGGCCGAAGTTTTCGGTGGAGAGTTGGCGCAGAAGCGGCAAAGCCTGCTCGAGCGGGCGCACGGCGGCGAGGCGCGCCGCTGCCCCGCTCTGATCGGCGACATAGGCGTCTTGGCTCGCCTTCATCGCGCCCCCGACGCCGGGCGGTAGATCCGTGGGCGTCGTAGGATTGCCATAGCCGACGGCGCCAAGTGACGTTTGCTGCGGCGCCCCTGTCGTTTGGTCCGGCGGGGCGTTGATACGCGAAGCGGCGCCGCCCGGCCCCAACGCAATCGAGTTCATGTTGGCGATCTGTCGCCGGAACAACTTTGGATCACTCGACAACCCGCCGAGCCAACCATTCACCACACTCGACGGCACGCCGAGGCGAAGAAGGTTCGGCGCGATGTTCAGAGCGTCGTCCTTGGTTGCGTTCGGGTTTTGCGCAAGCGGTCCGATGGTCGATAGGACCTTGTCATTTTGCGCGGCCATGATGTCGAACTGCTTGCCGCGCGCGTCAAGAATACTCCTCAGCCCTTCTGCAGCTGCAATCGACGCCGATGGATTGTTCTTCAACGCATTCATGGCCGAAACGTGATCGAACGTCCCATCATCTCCGATGGCGCCTTGAAACGCGTTGCCCACAGCCCTCTGTGCGTCCATGCGCTGGGCTTCAAACATCATCTGCTGTTGCTGGGCCTGCATATGCTGGATTTGCGCCATGGTCTGAATCATGTCGTGCCCAGCGAACGCGTTTTGTGAAGGTTGCGGCGGCTGCGGATACAGGCTCGCGATTGGGTTTCCCCCCGGAATGTCAGGCATTGCGCGCGCCCCTATACTGATTAGCAAGTTGCGTGATGGCGTTCATGTGGTCGCTCTCGTCCGGCGGAGTGGAGTCGACATCTTGACCAAGAAAGCCGGACTGGTGATGAGAGAGGACAGCCTCAGAACCGGTCACGATCATAATGAGGTGCTGCTCGAGCCACTTTTTCTGATCAAACGCACGGTCAGGGAAATCGGAGAGCAGGGAGACGGCCTGCACGGGCGTTAGATTGCTTGTTGCGACAAGTTTTGACGCGGCGTCGATCGCCTTGGATTTCAGGTCGGATTTGCCCACGGACGGGTCGTCCAGAAGCGACATGAGCGCATCTTGGATCGCGCTGAAATGCCGAAGTGCGGCGACGGTCTGCTGATGGTTGGGGGGCGCAACCTGCTGAGCAGGCGCCGCAGATTGCTCTTCCGCCTGTTGCGGCAGAGCCAGCGCGTTGCTGTCCGGCGTTTCGCCGGCGCCAGGGTTCGGCGGCGGAGGCGGGCCCATGGAAAGTGCGTTCGACATCATGTCACCTTTCGTTCGCCATCCGGCATTCTCTGGCCTCGCCGAAAGCCGCCGCATGACGAGTCAAGGCCAGGACCGCTGCGGCGTCCGTCGCCTTCAGCGCGGTTTCCAGCCATTCACGCTGGTTGTGGGGTTCGGCGGGAAAGTCACCGAACACCTCCTCGATGTCATCCGCGGTGACTTCGCCGGTGGCGCGCATCCGGCTCCGCGCTTCGGTGAGCAGCACGCTCAAATCGAACTGTCCGAGCAATGGGTGCTTCAAGAGGGCGACTATTTCCGGTTCGGCGACATGGCACCTCCGAAGCACCGCAACAGTCTGGTCATTGTCGGGCGCGTCCGGAACTCGAGCTTGCGAGATCATCCGCACGCTCCGGGCGCCTGGCTTGCACCGCCAGCCATCGCTGCGACTGCGACGTCCGGCCGGCCCTGAAGCTTGCCGATTGCATCCTCAAGCAGAATGCGGCTGACGCTGGAAACCGAGCGACGATCAGCGGCCGCCATGGCCGCCAGCACTCGCTGCGTTTCGGCCGTGCACCTGATCGTGATCACGACATCGAGTCGTTCCGCTGCCATGCGAAAAGCTCCGATCCGTGCGCCTTCAAGGCGCGCAAGTTTTTGGATTGCGGCGAATGCCGCGGCTCATGTCCGGTCCCTAGTCGAACGACTTAACGGGCGGGCTTTTGGCCCCACATGCATTGACGCGGCGCGGCGCGGGTTCTTTACCAGGCAGATGGACCGGGGCGCCGCTCCATCCCGCATTCATCGACCGCCGCCGATGAAGGAACGAACAATGTATACGCCCAAATCGGGCCAACGGAAAGTGGAGCGTCGTACGATGACCGCGCCGGCCTGGAGGGCGAGGTGTCAAAAGTTGTTCGCCGCCCCTCGCGTGCATATTGATGCACGGTTTTGCTTGATCGATCACGCGATTTCGTGCATAAAAATGCACAAAAAGGGCGCATGAATGCCAAAGGTGGAAACCAACACCCGCAAGATCATCGCCCGGTTGGAAGCAGAAGGGTGGAAAAATATCGGCGGCGGCAGCCACGACCGTTTCGTCCACGACGACCATGATGGCGTCATGATCCCGGTTCCACGCCATCGCGAATTGTCGCCTGGAACGGCGCGCTCGATCGCCAAGGCGGCAGGTTGGCTCTGATCCGCAGCTAGCTCAAGGAGGAGCGAAGATGTTGCATTACGTCGGAATTCTCGACGGCGCCAATGATGTCTGGGGCGTGCGCATCGCCGACATTGATGGTTGCGTCGGCGGCGGCTCGACTCCAGAAGCCGCCCTGGCGGACGCGATCACGGCTTTGCGCGACGTCGTGGCCCACAAGAAAAGCGGCGGTCATCCCGTCCCCAGTCCCTCGTCTGTTGCCGATGTACTCGCGCGTGGCGAGATCGGCGAAGGCGAAACCGCCGTTATGGTTCCGCTTGTCCTCGACGCGGGGCGCAACGTGCGCGCCAATCTCACCATAGACGCCGGCCTGTTGGAGGCAATCGACGAGGCGGCCGAAAGGAGCGGGATCACCCGGTCTGCTTATGTCGCAAGCGCAGCCCGCGAAAAACTGATGCGCGCCTAAACCTCGTTACGAGACAGCCCGGCGCAATGCCGGCCGGGCTGAAAAGCGCACCGGCATTTTCGGCGATCATTTCGCCTGAAACCGCCGATGGACCTCGGCGCCTCGCGCGCGCGTTATCTGTCGCAGAACCACGAAATCACCGCTCCGGACCGCCCCACAGGATCATGGCCGCGAACGGCGCGACGAGGGCCGGCAGCCACGCCGTCTGGACGGCGGCCTTCGCCTCCTCGATGCTTCCCGCGAACAAATGCCACCCGAGCAACGTGCCCGCGACGACGCACCCTGCCAACACGGCTCCCGCGACTGTCTTGATCATTTTCCACCTGTCGAGTTCCATCAGGGCGTTCCCCTGACTCGACAACTCATTCTGGGAAAAGGCCAGCAACGAGCAAGCCGGTCTCCGAAAAAAACATCTCCCCCCTTGCAGGCTGATCGGGGCGCCGCTCCAACCTCACGGACCCCGCTCTCTCCGGGTTGACCGGCGGCGGCGCATGAGCGCCGCGCGGAGCCGGGCAGTCGGCGCGCGCTCAGGCGTGTTGGTGTTCATTCTGTCTGCCGACACGGTCAGTCGTTTGTACCGCTCGAACTCAGATCGCCGGGCCAAATCGGGTGCGCTCCGCGATCATAATCGCGGGGAAGTCGAGTGACGGCTGTGACGGCTGTGACGGCTTTTTCTATTTTGCCCCATACGCGCGCACGTGAGAGATAATATAGAACTGGCGTCACAGCCGTCACAGGTGTCACGGCTATCCGGTTTCAACTCCCACCCTTGAGCGCTATTCCGACGAACCCGCGAACCGCGTTGGTGCGGAACTTTCGTGCGCCGCGCTTTTCGAGCGCGGACGCGAATTCGTTCAGTCTACCCGGTGGCTTGAGGTTGTCGCGCGCATATTGCGTCCATGCCGCCCAGAGGTCGGCGGCGGCCGTCCTCATGAGGTCGTTCCCCACTTCAAAGATGCACTCCTCGTCGAGGAAGCGGGACAGCACGTCCTGGTCACGGAAATAAGCCTCGCTGGCGGCGACAACGCACGGCGGTGGTCGCAACCCGAACATCTGCCATTTGCGGCAACCGTTGAGCGCCCAGCGCAGGATGGCAGGCCATTCCGCGCGAAGCTTCTCCTCGAGCCTCAGATCAGGCCTTTCCGGTTTGTGCCCGAACTCGACGATGTGCAGCCGGCGGCGCATGGCGTCGTTTACGGTGCGCAGGCTCGGCTTGTCGTTGCCGATGAACAGCAATTTGAACTTCGGGGTGAACGTGAAGAAGTTGCCCCGCATGAACCGAGCCGACACCGCGTCGCCGCCGGTGAGCGCCTTCAGGCGCGTTTCGTCCCAGGCCCGCCCTTCCTCCGTCTCGCTGGCCACGACGAGCCGGGCGCCGTTGAGCGCGGCGATGTCGGCGGGGTGACGGTCGCCGTAGGAGGCGACGAAGGAGTCCATCGCTGCAACGCGGGCGTAATCCCCGAGAATGCCTCGCAGGACGCTCAGGAAGACGCTCTTGCCGTTTCCGCCCGGCCCCACCAAGAAAACGAGGGAATGCTCCGTCGTGAGTCCGGTCAGCGCGTAGCCGACGAAACGCTGAAGGAAAGCGATCAGCGCTGCGTCGCCACCACAGGACTCGGCCAAGAATTGCTTCCACCTTGGGCAATTGTCGGCAGCCTCCGGCGCCACCGCCGTCACCTTGGTGATCATGTCTGCCGGGTCAGGTTCGCGCAGCGCGCCGTTGCGCAGATCGATCGTGCCGCCTGGCGTCCCGAGCAACCATGGGTCGCGGTCCCAGACATCGGCTGTGGTGGCAAGCCGCTGGTCATGCTGGGCAAACCTCTCAACGCCGCGCGCGAACGACGTCCTTGATATGGCATAGCGCACGCGGTTGTCGCGCTCGCCGGCAGACATGGTGCGCGCTTGCTGGCGAGCCCATTCGAACGCAACCCCGGTGGCGTCTCGGAGCCACGAGGCTCCATCAAAGCGGAACCATGAGCCGGCGCTGTGATCGAAGCGCAGAACGTCCTTATGGCGTTCGGCGAACTCGAGCGCGGCCGAGTCCTCGGTGACGATTTGGGGCGCAGATTGAGCGCCAGGAAACGGAACGACTTCCATCAGCCCTGACCTCCCAGCTCGGCGAGGCGGTGGAAAACCCAGCCACGCCGATACCCACAGGCCTGCTGGATCGTGCGCAGCTTGTTTTCGTCGCCTGCGGCCCAGCGGAGGCGGTCAACATAGGTCATTGATCGCACGGTCCGGAACTCTTCCGCCTGCTTCGCCAGTTCGAGCCGCATCGCGATTTCCGCCTGTTCCGCCCGCGTCAGCAAATTCGCGCCACATTCCGGGCAAGCCGTGACAGCCCGCGCGCTGACGGCGCCGCACGCCTCGCACCTTCGGACCGCCGGCGTCTCGCGCTCGGCTGCGCGCTTGCGGCGCGGCTTGGATTCCAGCGACCACGCCCGCGGGGCGTCGGGCAGATCGTGCCGAGCGCTGTTGCCGGTGAAATCCAGGATGATGGCCCGATCCTTTCCGGGCGCGACGCGCAGCGCCCGGCCGACCTGCTGGAGATACAGCGCGAGGGATTGGGTCGGCCTGAGGAGAATCACCGCCTCAACGCCGGGAACGTCCAGCCCCTCAGAGATCAGGCCGCAGTTGCAGAGCACGTCGAGGCCGCCGTCGCCGAGCGCGGCGATGATCCGGCGACGGGCGTCGGCGGTTGTCTCGCCATCGACATGGGCCGCCCTGACGCCAGCGGCGCAAAATGCCGCTGCGACGGCGCGGCTGTGCGCGATGTCGACGCAGAAGGCGATCGCCTTCTTGCCAGCCGCCAGGCGCTGATATTCCGCGACGGCCGACCCGATGACGACACCACCCATGGCTTGGCGCAGGTCATCGGTGTCGTAATCGCCCATCTTCGTCCGGACGCCGGACAGGTCCGGCGCGTCGGTGGGCGCGAACACCACGAACGGGCTCAAGTGCCCCTCGGCTATCAGTTGCGCCGTGGCCGGCCCCTCGATCATCTGGCCGAACACGTCACCTAGCCCGCGACCGTCGAGACGTTCGGGCGTCGCGGTGACGCCGAAGACGCGTGCATTGGGATTGGCGGCGATGATTTTGCCCCAGGAGCCAGCGACAGCGTGGTGCGCCTCGTCGATGATGAGGAAGTCGAATCGGCCGGCACAATCCTTCAGGCGCCGCGCCAAGGTGGCGACGCTGGCGACCTGAACGGCGTGATCCGTCGCCGGCGCGCCTGGCGCGATCATTCCGAATTCGATCCCCACCCGCTCGAGCGCCGAGGCGATCTGGTCGAGGATCTCTGAACGGTGCGCGAGGACGGCGACGCGGTAGTCGAGCGCTGCGGCCGCCTTCGTGAATTGTGAGAACGTGACGGTCTTTCCCGAGCCAGTGGGCGCGACGGCCAGGACGCTCGACGCGCCTCCGGCGAAGGCCGCGCGCACGTCGCGGATGAGGGCGGCCTGATACGATCTGAGGAAAACAGCGGTGCTCCGCGCCGCGGCATCGGCGACAGGTTCAACGCTGATGCCGACAGTCATGGCTGCACCCTCAGGAAGGCGTCAAAGCCTTTCAACGCAACCTGCTCAGCGAGTCTGCGCCCATCCTCGTCGACCTGAAATTCGCAGAAGCTCTGGAGGCTTTGTGCGATCGAGGCGGCCATCTCCTCCCTTGCACCGACCACCCAGAGCAAAAGTTCATTTATTGTCGGTGTCGGCTTGGCCGACGTGGCGGCCATAAACAGTTCGTTCGCCTGGCGCCAGCCGATATCGAACAGGACGCACGACACCGGCGCCGGCAGAAGGCCCATGTCCTGGCGGTTGTCGTTCGAGGCCCCGTCAATTTTCATGGCGCGCCTCCCCGAATGCCAATTCCGCCACGAGGACGGCGACCGCCGGCGGCAGCGCCGCGCGCCGGGAAATTGCGCGGAGACGTTGAACTTCGAGGGGTGAGCGGCTATCTTCCAAATTGATCGAAGCCGCCAAGCAAACGATCTTTTCCGGAACCCGGCCCGTCATCCGCGTGGCCGGGTTCCCCTTTCTCTGGATCATTTTTCGCCCACCTCTGCGCTGTTCTCAGGGGCGGGGCGCACAGGCGCCTGGTCATCCGCCTTGCGCTCGGACGTGCTGCGCACCGGGGGGCTGATTTTGGATCGCGCCCAGGCGTCGAGCTTCTCCGTGGTGTAGAGCGGCGTGCGTGGCCCAGCATAGAAAATCTCCGGGCCGCCGCCGACAACCGCGAGTTTGGCAAGGGTCTTCGCGCTTCCAAAGCCGTACTGGCTTCTGAGATATTCGCCCGCCTCTCTGCGACGAATGAATTGTGCTGAGTGCATTTGGCTACCCTTGTTTAAAGGACAGCCTCTTTAATTACTCACGATTTCCGACATGTCGAAATGTCTTAATGCCCCAGCCAAAAACTGTTTTCGGGGCATTTTCAATCGACATGGCTTTTCTCCGGCCTGCCTCGCTTTGTATCAGGATAGAGTTCGCGCCAAATTCGCTCGAACCGCGGCTTTGAAACGCCAGCGTCCTTCATTTCTTGCCAGCCCTTCCACGCGCGAATCTTGGAGCGCTCGCCTATCGAGCGCTCCCGTTCAAGCAGAAGGCTTCGCACCTGGTCGTCGGTGGCAACCGCGCGGGCGCGCCCGCTTTGTGCCGGCCACAGCGCCAAGACGCGATCTCGCGCCACGCGAACCTGATGGTAGCGTGGAAGGCCACACTCGTCGCCGGCGAGCTGCTGCGATTGTTCCATGACGCTGTCAGGCCCCCAGATCGGGGCAACGTCGATTGCGAGCGTCCGCCATTCGACCGGGCGAATTGAGACGAGACCAAGGGCGCGTCCCGCGTAATGCCGACTGGCGTATCCCGACGCCTCCATGCTTCCGTCCTGCAACCGTCGCAGCAGGTCAGCAGCGGCCGCCACCGGCTCGACGTGGCCGGTGGGCGCCGCCTTGGCCGCGGCGAGCACGTCGACGGGATGCGCCTGTTCGGTACCTCCGAATTGCGAAGCCTTGGCCGCTGTACGCCAAATAATCCAGGCGAGCGTTTGGCCAAGTGGCCAAAACGGCTCGGCGAACGGATCAATGTCTGGCGCATCTCCCATGCCGTCAAATCTCCCTTCGAGATGGTGAGCGAGCCGCGGGCGATGACCTCGCCGACGGTCAAAACAAGGATGCGGCTAGGGGCGATGCTAGGGACCGTGGCTGCCGAGAATTTAAGCCCCTGACGCCGCACCCAAAATGCGCCTGCGCGGCGGATGGACGATCCGCCGAACCGAAAAACCAGCATCAAGACGGACGCCGGAAACGCCCGATGGCTTCAAACTCACGTCATGCTCTCATGCCTGGAACGATGATGATACCTCGCAGAGAACATCTGCCCCCCGCGCTGGACGGATCGCGCCACGGCGCCTAGGCCGATTGAGGCCCTGACCTTGCCCACGGTGGTCGGCGAGCATCCCAGTTCCCGGGCGATGGACTGGTCAGAGCGGGAAGGGTCAGCAACGATTGCCGCTTCAATCTGTCCACGTAGCGCCGCCCCACTGGCTTCGGCGAGGTCTGCGGCGAGGTCGCTTTCAGGAGACATGATCGCCTCCCCGCCCCTGCATTCCGCGGGTCGTTCCACCAGGATCGTTCCAGGTTTCCCCCTTAAGGGGGGAAAACTCCTGGAACGCGGAACGTTCTGGCGATTGGCTGGCTGGAACGTTCCAGTGGAACGCTAATCTAATCAGTGGCTTGTGCGTCCCATCGTTCCAGAAATCGTTCCAAAAAACGCTGGAACGAAAAGGGGCAAATCGTTCCAGACTTGTTGAGCGGTTTTCCGGGCTCATTTGGCGGCCCTTTTACCCTTCGGCGCCAGTGTCCATTTGCCGAGCACGGTTTCGACCAGCCCCTCTTTTTTCAGGTCGACAAGCTTCCGATGAACCGCACCCTTTGACTTCCCGATCGCGGCGCCCAGATCGGAAATTGACGCGCCTGGTTTCTCCAGCATCACGCGCAGCAGCTTCCGCCCTTCGTCGTTTGCGGCGTCCTGGCGCGCGTCGCAGGTCTCGGGGCTTGCCGGCCTGAACATCGGCAGCATGACTTCGCGGCCCTTGGCGTCGAGAACGTTTGGGCTGCTGCACATGTCGGACCGGAAAAAGATCGGCTCGAAATCGACGCCGCGTATTTTCCCCTGCCAATGCAGGCTGACCAGGCCGTTTTTTGGCGAGAGCGTCAGATTTCCGTCCACCTCATTCAGGATGGCGCCGCCTCCATATGGGACCAAGTTGTCATCTGATGCGTTCTTGACCGGATGCGCCGGCACCAGCACCGAAGGCTTGCCAGCGATCTGCGTCAACGGTCGCAGGCGCCGCAGGAATTCGCCGGTCGCGACGTTGTCGTTGGCGTCCGAGCCGTCGAAAAAGGCGGCGAGCGTGTCGATGATGATGAGGGCGAACGGGTGTTGCGCCGCAAGACCGTTGAGGCGCTCGAACAGTTCTTCCGGCGAGACCCGATATTCCAGGACGACGAACTGGTCACCGAGTTCATCCAGGTCGATATTCAGATGATAGGCGGCGACCAAGAGGCGCATGCGCAGGTCGTCGGGGTTTTCCGCCGCGACATAAGCGACGCGCCCGAACGAAACTTCACGGTCGAGGATGTCCGGCCGCCCCGTTGCAACCGCAAGCCCAACGGCGAGCGCGAAGCTTGTCTTGCCGGTGCCCGTGCGCGCAGTCACCGTGTAAAGGCTCGACGATCGGACGCACGGCTCAATGGCGTAAGAAACTGGCTCGTAGGCGGCGCAGAAATCCCGCGCCGATTTGAACGACGCGATGCGGGGCGCGGGGCGCGAGTGTGCGCGTTCTGGCCTGGACGAGATGTTCATGGCCGCGTCAGCGGAGAGATCATCGGCTTTCCTCTCGAGATAGGCAGCGCGCGGCATAGAGCGCCAGGAGAGCCGCCTCGGCGCGCACGACGTGCTTTTCCTTCCCGAAGAGATCGACACGTGAGGGCCAGGTGTGCAGCGCCTTCAAATGGACGGCCTGGATGTTCTTGGAGACGCCGAAGTGTCGCCGCCACCGGGTCGAGGAAATCTCATTGCTTGGCACGCCGAGACCGGCGGCCACGCCTTGGGCGATCCCAAACGACACGCGATGAGCGAAAACCGTGTCGAGGTGCCTTCGCGACTGAGGAACAGCGATTCTGTGCCCCGGCTGCGGTTTCTCAATCACGATGATGTCTGGGCGCATGGCTCTGAGCCGGCCGGCGAGCGCAACACCATCGAGGAGCCCGTTTCGGATCGGCGCATCTTCGACGCTCAGAGCGTCATGATCACCGATGAAAAGAAAGGCGAAAGCGCGCCGACCGATTGCCGCGATGCAGCGGCTTTCGTTGGTCATGATGCAGCGCCTGCCGCGCGGGCGCGCTGACATTGCGTGTTGTGCGGGCTGTCGGTATGCGGAAAACTGTTCAACGACGCCACGCGATCGAACGATTTCCAAGCCTGGCCCGCGTTAGCCCATGCGGCCAGGCTCGATGTTGTGAAGGACATCGATCATGCAGCCTCCGGGCCGAGCGCGGCCAGCCAGGCCTTGGCATCCTCAGCGCGAATGCCGGTCCGGCGGCCGATCTTCACGACGCTGAGCTTCTTCTCACGAATCTCTTTGTAGGCTTTGCCACGACCGATGCCGGCCCAAGCGGCGAATTCTTCTACGCTCAGCAGCCCCCCAGTTGCGAGGCGATCAGCCACAGAAAGCCGAGGCGCAGAATTTCCACTACTCATTATCTTCCCCAATGCACCGATGATAACCGGCGGTCATGGGCGTAATCGTGACGCAACGAACCTGAAAAACTAGGGAGTGAAGGGGCTTCAAGCAGGGTAGCGAAGCGCCTTCAATGCCTATTTTCGCTGTCGCTTTGGCAGGTTTCCGGATTGCTCCAAGACCCTGATGTACTTTAGCAAACTATCGGTCGAAGGGGGCGTCTCACCCTTCCACCCGGCCCATATTTCATTGGCAAGATTCTGTTGGGAAAGATCGGGCCGAGTTCTCCGAATCTGCAGCGCCATCTGCAAGGCTTCCCCTTGCCAGGCGGCTTCGGCTTTCAGTCGCCGAGCCTCGCCGCTCCGCTGACCGCCCTTTTTGCCTCCCGCGGAAATATCGGCGCGCATGTAGCGCTTGGCTGTGGAGCTCTCAGGGTCCAGCCTCACAATGGCCAACAACGCTTTAGACGTCAACGTAGCGAGAGATTGTATACCAGCTGTCTTTTTTTGATTGTCAGCAACAACTTCAAGGGCACGTAAAACGTCGCTGAATGCGAGACGAATATCTTCCATCTCCAATAGATAGCTGTACATTTCCTTAGCTGATTCACTGGCGGGATTTGACAATGCATCTGCCATAAGACGGTCAAAAAAATCGTATGGATTTCCATTTTTTCGAAAATTTTCTTTATGATACTCCTCAAACAAAGCCAATAGCTCGGGAACAGCTTCGTCTAGGTCATAATTTTTAGTTGATTTTTCCATCGCGCGCACCCGCGCGCACCGGAGGAGACGCGGAAACCAGGCGGTGCGTCCTGGCTTGTCGGCTGGCCGGCCTATCCGCGCCGTTCGAGGTTACGACGCCTGTTTTGCAAATGGAACGACCTTGCCGCCATCGGCCGGCGACGTGGTGACGTAAACCGCCCATTGTTCCATTAGCGCCCGACGTTTCTCGAGCGCGTCAGACCGGCGATACGCGGCCTCAACCTTGTTGCCCACGACATGCGCCAAGGCAGCTTCCGCGACCTCGCGCGGGAAATGGGTTTCGTCTCCAGCCCAATCCCTGAATGTGGATCGGAAACCATGGGGCGTGGCGTCGTCGCAGATTCTCTTCATGGCCGCCGACATCGTCATGTCCGACATTTTGTTTCCCCGGTGTCCAGGGAAAATTAGATCGCTCGTCTTCAGCTCGCGCATTTTTTCCAGCAGCGCCACCGCAGCCCGCGAAAGGGGAACACGATGCGGGCGCCCGGCCTTCATTCGCTCTGCAGGAACCGTCCAGACGGCGTTCTCGAAGTCAATTTCGTCCCAAGTCGCGCCCCGAACCTCGCCGGACCGGGCGGCCGTCAGGATCAAAAACCGCAGCGCGCAATAACTCATGTTCGTCAACGGCGCGAGCTGCAACCAGAACGCCGGCATACGATCGTAGGGTATAGCTGCATGGTGACCACGCACGAGCTTTGTTGGGGCCGCCAATAGCTTGTCTAAATGCCCGCGCCATCGCGCCGGATTATCGCCGGTTCGCAGCTTGCGCACTTTGGCAGCGTCTAGAATGGCTTCAATGCGCCCACGAACACGCCGGGCAGTTTCCGGAACGCGGCTCCAGAGCGGTGCCAACGTCGCTACAACGTCGTCAGTGTCGATTGCGTCGATCGGCACTTTCCACAGTGGTGCCGCGTGCATCTGAAGTGCCGACGTCCACTGATGAACATGTTTTTCGTTGCGCCACTCGTGTTGATGAGCCGTGACGTACTCAGCAGCGACCTCACCGAAAGTCTTCGTCGCCGGCTTCTCTCGTTCCTGGCGCCGCTTATCGAGTGGATCAATTTTCGCGGCAAGATCGCCTCGCGCCGCAACCGCCAGCTCGCGCGCTTTGGCGAGGGTGACAGCATGAACTGCACCGAATCCCATTTCGCGCTGGCGACCGTTCAGCTTGTAGAAGAAAACCCAGGACTTTCCGCCGGTCTTGGAGACGGACAAATAGAGGCCGCCGCCATCGGAATGACGGCCAGGCGAAGTGATCGCCGCAACAGTTTTTGCATTGAGCCTGTTTAGTGTAATCGCCATAGGATTTCGCCCCTAGTAATATCCCTAGCCGCGTCAGGTCATTCTAAAGCACGTCAATGAACAATCAAGAACTTGCTTGATATGATTGCATCTCACGCAATAGACGCCAACGACCAGAAATGAACGCCAATGGCCAAAATCTATACAGAGGCCGTTGCCGTCGAACATGTCGGCGACGTCGCGCGGCCAGATGAAGGCGCGATTGAGCCAGGTGCAAATCGCCCGGCTGATCTGACTGATCATGCTGGACAACAGGATGTCGTCGGCGCTGGACTGCACGCCGAGATGGGCCTTGAGCGCGCCCAGTGTGACGAGATCGCCTCGCGCCATGGTCAATCCGCTTTCCGTTTGTTCTTGGGTTTGGCGGGCGACGCAGGCGCGTCCGCGCGCCGCGGCGCGGGAACGCAACCGTGGGCGAGGAGGTCGCTGGCGAAAACTTCATCCGCTTCAAAAAAGCCCTGGGCGTCGGGAACGATGTTCTCGCCCGCGCAGGAGAGCGCGGCGACCCCGGGAGGAGCCTGAAATTTCATTGGGGGAGATCCTATGAACGGCGGCGGGGGCGAAGGGCGCCGCCCCGGCGAACCGGGACGGCGGCGGCGCGGATGATCAGCCGTTGCCGATGTTGGTGATCACCGACATGGACGGCGGGAAATAATGCTGCAACACTTCGTCGGCATAGACGCCATACTCGTAGCGGCGCGAGCGCAGCGGCCATTCGATCTGGTAATAGTCCTGGCGGGTGCGCATCTGGATCACGTTGCCGACATTCGCCAGCGGATAGGGCAGCTGGCGCGTGAGGAACAGCATGGTGCCCGCGGGCATGTTGGGGTGGATTTTGATGTCCAGCGACTTGGCGCCGGCCATCGAATATTTGTTCTTGTAGGTGGTCGCCATCACACCGCCGGCGAAGGCGTCGTTGCGCGCGTCGAACAGGAAGCGCTGCGCGGCATTGGAGCCGGCCGACAGCACCTTCTTCGAGATGTTCATCGCCTCCTGCGAGGAGACCCAGACTTCATCCGGCGACAGACGATAATTGTCCCAGTTGGTCTTGAGCACATTCTCGATTTCGACAATGCCGCCGGCGCCGTCGGCGGTCAGCGGCGCGCCGGTTCCGGCGGTTCCGTTGGGCATGGTGACGACCAGCGAACCGGAGCCAGGGGCGAAGGCCTGGGTGAGCAGGCCGTCGAAGGCCAGGGCATTGACCGACCAGTCGGCGGAAGGCAATGAGGCGGCCGTCTGGGTTCCCGTCGCGGCGGCCGTGATGACCACCGAATTGATGGTGGTGACGGCGCCCAGCGCCTCGGAGTTCTGCGCGCCCCAGAACCAGGCGTAGCCGGCGGCGCCGGGCTTGACGGCGACGGAGGCGCTGACCGAACCGGTGGAGCCGGAGACGCTGACGGTGGCGTTGGCGGATTTCTGCGCCGCGCCGCCGCCGAACGTGTCGGAGGTGCCGTCGGCGTTGGTGCGGGTGATTGCGGCCTGGATGCCGGCGCTCACCGAGGCGTTGATCAGTCCTTCGTGAGTCAGCGCGACGCAGATCACCGACAGGGTTCCCGAGGCGAGGGAGCCGCCGCTGGTCGAGGCGGCCAAGGTGGGCGCGCCCGTGGTTCCCAGGGCGAGCGAGCCGTTGCCGCCGAGGATCATCGCCTCTTCGCCGATCATCAACGCTTCGAGACCGGTCTGGGCCGCGAGGGCGCGCAGATCGTCAAAGCCCTGGCCGGAATATTGCGCCTCGAAATCCACGCTGGTTTCGATGCCCAGACCCTTGTAGTTGGCGACATAATCCTTGGTGGTCATGGCCGCGACGCCGCCGCGGTTGCCGCCGGAGACGCCGATGCGCAAGCCGGCCGAATTGATGGCCGTGATGGCGCGCCAGGCGGCCTGGACGCCGCCCTTGCCGGAAACGCGCGGGATCGAATTGCGCAGCGGCGTCAGCACCGGGAACAGCAGCTTGGCGCCGGCTTCCAGATCGTAATAGGTGAGGCCGGAGGTGGCCGAAGCGCCTTCCGCGAAGGTGGATTTCTCCAGGCTGGCGAAGCGCGGGTCGGTCAGCGGGGTCATCTGCGACTTGCGGATGGCGTCCTTCAGTTCCAGCGCGTTCTGAATTGCAGTCATGGCTTGCTTTCTCTGTTGCAAAGGGGTTGACGATCAGCCGAAGCGCTTCGGCTGGGACTGGGCGGCCTTGATGAGCACGAGCGAGGCCTTTTCCGGCGACAGCCGCGCCAGCTCGGCGGCGAGGGCGTCGACGCCGCTTTCCGCCGATTTGGACACGGCGGCGGCGCCTGGCGGCATGGGCGGCGGGACGGGGGTGCGCTCCAGCGCCTCGATGCGCTCGGTCATCCGCGCCAACTCGGGCCGCAATTCCGCCGTCAGCTTGCGCAGCGCGTCGGTTTCCGTGGCGAGCTTCTCGACACGGGGATCGGCGGCGATTTTTTGCGCGCGGGGCTGGAGGACGGCGAGGACTTCGGTCTTCAGGCGCGACAGCAGGCTTGAGAGACCCGCCTCGTGGATCGGATCGGCGTTGAGATCGTGTTCGAGCGCGTCGAAGAAATCGCCGATCAGGTCGGCGGCGGGCGCGCCGTTGGCGATATTGCCCTGCAGCCAGTCGCGCACGGCCGACGGGGGTTTGTGCGCGAAGGCGCGGGTTTCGCTGACGCCGTCGGCCTTGACCAGCTCGAAACTGGCTTCGGGCAAGCAGGGCAGATCGACCAGCGAGATTTCGCTGGGTCTCGCCGTGTAGCGGACGAGATCGGGGTTTTCGGGGTCGGGCCAGCGTTTCAGATAGGCGCCGCCCTGGGAGAAGCCGGTGTAGACCCCCTCCTCCACCTTGCGCCATTCGTCGTCGTCGATGATCTTCGCCGCGATCTCGATGCGCTTTTCCGCATCGTTGAAGCGAATCGAGGCGATCTTGCCGGCGGCCACCGCGCCGTGCATGGCGCGGACATTGCCGAGGCTCTTGCCGCCGGTGGCCTTGGCGAAATTTTTCGACCAGGCCTGATACTGCGGCTTGGTGCTGGCGTAATCGCAGATTTCGCCGGCGCGGTCGGGCGATTCCGCCGTCGCATAGCCGTAGACCAGACGCTGGGCGGCGTCGGCCTTGCGCAAGGGGATGAACATTTGCAATCGATCCGTCACGCGAACGCGCTCCTTTGCTTCGCCGCCCTTTGACGGGGGCGGCCAATTTTCCTATTGGGTGGGGTCGCCGTGTTTCAGGCGGCTTTGGGAAGACGAAGATGCAGTTCTGGAGCGAGAAGGCTCAGGGGTTGAGCCCGTACACCCCCGGCGAACAGCCGCGCATCGAGGGGCTGGTGAAGCTCAACACCAATGAATCGCCGCTGTCGCCCTCGCCGCGCGCGATCGAGGCCATGCGCGAAGCGGCGGCGGAAACGCTGCGGCTTTATCCCGATCCCGAGTCGCTGGCGCTGCGGACTGTGCTCGCGCGCTATCACGGCGTCGCGCCGTCAAATATTTTCGTCGGCAACAGTTCCGACGAGGTTCTGGCGCATGTGTTTGTGGCGCTGCTGAAGCAGGACCGGCCCCTGCTCGCGCCCGACGTGACGTACTCGTTCTATCCGGTGTGGGCGAAGCTTTATGACATCGCCTATGAGACGGCGGCGCTCGACGAGGGAATGCGGATTCGCGTCGAGGATTTCTGCCGCAATTCCGCCGGCGCCATCGTGTTCGCCAATCCCAATGCGCCCACCGGCGTCGCTCTGCCGCGCGACGAGGTGGCGCGGATGGTTTCAGCCAATCCGTCGATCCCCGTGGTGGTGGACGAGGCTTATGTCGATTTCGGCGGCGAGACCGCGATTCCGCTGATCGAAAAATTTCCCAATCTGCTGGTGGTCAGGACGTTTTCAAAATCGCGGGCCTTGGCCGGGTTGCGGGTCGGCTATGCGGTCGGCGACGCCGGGCTGATCGAGGCGCTGTCGCGGGTGAAGAATTGCTTCAATTCCTATCCGGTCGGGCGCATCGCCCAGGCCGGGGCCATCGCGTCGGTCGAGGATGAAGACTATTTTCAAGCCGGCTTGGCGACGATTGTCGCGGAGCGCGGGCGTATGACCGACGCACTTGTGGGGTTGGGGTTCGAGGTGTTGCCGTCGAGCGCCAATTTCGTGTTCGCGCGGCATGGGGCTGTTGGCGGCGCGGCGCTGGCGCAGGCTTTGCGCGAGCGGGCGGTGCTGGTGCGGCATTTCAATGCGCCGCGCATCGCCGATTATCTGCGCATCACCGTCGGGACGGCGGAGCAGACGGATCGGTTGATCGGGGCGTTGAAACAAGCACTGGGATGATTTTGCCTTGAGCCATGGGATGGCGACGATCAGGCGATCAGGGCGACATTCGAAGCTTCTGACGCTCGCGCCATGATTGCAAATGATCGGCAATTGCTGCGTCGGGCGATCCAGACGTCGCCAATGGGTGGACGCTTCCGTCAAAGTCCACGGCGAGGAGCACGGAACGCGGATTTTCATCCACCAACTCGTCCGTTTTCCAGTTTTTCTTGAAGGCGTCAAAAAACACCCATCCGAATGGATATTCGCGCGCTTTGCCGGGGACTAAAATAAATTCCGTACCAAGCTCGCTCTGCGAGAGATGAATTAACGCCCAGGTTCGAGCCTCGTCGAGGGTGATTTTTTTCAGCGGCAAAAGCTTCTGAGCGTCATCTCTCCACTCGACAAAACGCCCATCGCGGAAAGTCGTCGCAAAATACCTTCCGCCGGGCTTTCCATAATCCCAGAAATAGGTTTCTCCCCGTTTTCCGCTCGGCTGACCCAGCCAGAATACGACGGTCGAAATTGCGTCGCCGGGACTCACACGTTCGCGCCAATGGCTCGCCCCTGCCCAATAGCCGCAGTCGTCGAACCAGTAGCATGCGCGCGTCACGCACCGGGACTCAGCGGACGCAAACTTTCCGCCCATGAATTCGCAAGGAAATTGAGCAACCCCGAGAATGCGACCATAGCGCAATTCCTCGAAAGCGAGCAACGAGACGGCGACGCTTCCCACCGCCAAAAACACGCGCCTATGTTCACTGAAAAAACGCATGGGTTCACAGATGCTGAAGTGTCGCCGTTATAAGCGTTTTCAATTTGGCGACGGCTTCGGGAAATGAGCTGCTCGCTTTCGCAGCGTTATTGGGATCCATTCTCGGATAAAGCTCTCGCGCTTCATCCTCTGAAAATCATCGCGATTTTTCGTGACGTTCGCGCCACCTTTGAGAATACGCTTCAATCACCGCATCCGGCGATCCTGAAGTCGATAGGGAATGAACGCTACCGTCAAATTCAACGGCTAGCGGGCCCAATCCTGGAATCTGGTAACGAAAATCTCCTGTCTCAACGTATTTCCGAGAGGCGCCGAAGAAAATCCACCCGAATGGATATTCGCGCTCTTTTCCCGGAATCAAGAGAATATCTGCGTTCTCACCCGCTCTCGTAAGATATTCCAGCGCCAGCAGACGCGCCTGATTTATCGTGATTTTTTCCATCGCGAAACTCCGACTGTGGCATGCGAGAAAAAAAAGGCATGCGATGGATACAAATGCGTGTTTTTTGCGCATCATTTCCGGTCACTTTTGGGAAGCAAGCCAATGCCAATTACGCTCTTACCATCGGAATTGTATCGAGCATTGGCTGCTTTGGCGCTATAAATGACGCCAGCCTTCTGTCCGTTTCCCCAATCTTGAGCTTCAACAATACCGACTTTGCCACTGTCATTGCCGATGACGACGACGTGGGGGCCGGCGCCATCGGGGTATCGGATGCCTACGATAGCCAGCGCACCGTCACCAGCCTGCTTAACCTGACTGTATGCATCATCGATCTTTTGGTCCCATGTTATCTTCGGGTTGAACCGACTTTCAATTTCGTCCCAAGCGCCATCTCGTCCTGACTGGGCGACCGCGCTGCGATCTTTCCCTCTTGGCCGCGCGGCCACTGCATCAATTACGAACCCGCAATTTTGCTGATCGTTTTTGGGGTTCACATGGGTTGCCGCGTTTTCTAGATGTGCTCCGGGTCTATTTGTCGAATTATCCGATTGTGGAGAGCGATTTGGTGCGCTCTTGCCCTTTCCTGGCTTCGCATTGGGCGTTTCTCCGAAGTTTCCACCATTCGACCATCTGCCGTGATCATCCCGAGGTTGATCGTCGCTATATTTGTCGAGCGCGCCGGCGAAAACCTCTTGCGTGAAAAATTTTTTTTTCGTCGTTCGCAGACCAATTCTGCTGCAATTTGGCGACTCCCTGCCCCGTCGTGATCGCCGGCACGTCGGCCATGGGATCGTCCGGCAAAATTTCGCCCATGATCTGAGCGGCGCGGCGACGGGTCATCATCCCGGAATTGACCAGGGCCACAAGATTTTCGCGCTGGACGGTCGGGTCGATCGTGGCGTCGTGGCGCCAGGCGAATTCGAGGTTCGGGGCGCCGAGCTGGATCAGAATGGCGTCGCAGAGGCGCTTGATCCAGGCGAGGATGGGTTGCAGGCCCTCCTCTCGTTGGACATCTGGCTTTGCGTCTCGCTGGTCGAGCGGTTCATCTGGTTGATGAACGGCTGCGGCGACACCGAGAAGGCGAAGCAGACGACGCGGGCGATCCATTCGTCGAAAAAAATTCCGCGGGTTTATCGTTCGTTCAAAGCTCAAGGAGTTCGCGCGCGGCGGGCGAATCAAGCAAAATATTGTCTCCCAGTTCGAAAGCAAGCTTGTCGATCACCGCCCCGCTTCTTTCCGACGATACGTCGGGAACGTTCATTGTTGTAAACATCTCACGTCGACCATTCGGAAATATTCGTTCAATTGTGATACGACGCAACTTTCTGTCAATGGAGACAAAATGGGCGTAGTCTTCAGTCATCTAATGATTCCAAATATTCAGTGGTGGAAGTGGCTTTCCTGACAGACAGGCGGAATATCTTTCAGAGGCGGAAGCATGACAGGCGGCTGCGGCTTCCGCGCCCCGACGACGCGAAATCGCTCGGCACGTTGCCGTATCGATCCGATCCAATGCCATCCTGGACAATTGCGAACGATCACTCGGAAACCGGCAAATTTTTCAAATATGGAATCAAATTCAAATCGATTTCGCTTACAATATAAACAAACAACTCGCCAAGTTTTTTCTTCACTTCTTTGTCACCACACTGCTCAGTTAAATACATAGGATATTCAAGATTTTTAATGATAAGCTCCAACGAGGATATCATCTGATTTGCTTCTTGTTCCGTCATGTTTTCCTCCTCAAAAGTCAAAACATCCATGCCGCTCGGCGCAGCTTCGAATGCAGGCTCGCATCTTGTCGGGACCTCGGAAAAGCCCGTCAACATAATCGTCCAAACATGATGCCCGGCAAATCGGAATCGCGACAATGCATGAATCGGTGTGAGCGTCATATTTTGTAGGATCCGACGCGGGTGATTTGACGCTGCTCTCATCGGCGGTCGCAAACCGGCCTCGCTCGTCGTGGCGCTGGTTGTGTTTATTCAATCCGACACTGACGACTTCGCCTACCCCTCGCTGCAATTCTGCGCGCTTCTATACGAGGACCGGTTGTTCGCCGTTATTAGGGGGTTGGGCGGCGCTCGCTTCGAGCCGCGCGACGCCCTGCCCTGTCACAGTCAGCACGTCGGCGAGCGGATCGTCGGGCAAAATTTCGCCCATGATCTGGGCGGCGCGGCGGCGGGTCATCATCCCGGAATTGACCAGAGCCACCAGGTTTTCGCGCTGGACGGTCGGGTCGATCGTGGCGTCGTTGCGCCAGGCGAATTCGAGGTTCGGGGCGCCGAGCTGGATCAGAATGGCGTCGCAGAGGCGTTTGATCCAGGCGAGGATGGGTTGCAGGCCCTCCTCGTTGGACATCTGGCTTTGCGTCTCGCTGGTCGAGCGGTTCATCTGGTTGATGAACGGCTGCGGCGACACCGAAAAGGCGAAGCAGACGACGCGGGCGATCCATTCGTCGAAGGCGCTTTTCAGCTCCGGCTCTTTGGTCTGGATGAAGGTTTTCGCGACGCCGCCAGGGACGAATTTGGCGCGCCGGCGCCTCGCGAGATCGCCGTCGAAATAGAGGTCCCAATAGTCCTGAAAGTTCTTGATCTGGTCGGGGGTCCAACTGTCGGGCACACCGATCAGGCTCTCTGGAATGTTGCCCTCGGTGTAGTAGTTGAGCTGATGCAACTGGCGCTTCAGGCCGATGTTGACCGTGGCGACGATCTGCTCGACCGGGGAAAAGCCGTAGGCGCGATGACTGCGCACGTTGCGCGGGCGATAGATGATGTCGCGCGTGGTGTAGTCGACCGCCGGCAGGCCTTTCAAAATTTGCTGGTAGGCGACGGGATAGACTTTTTGGCCGTCCTGCATGAACGGGCGCGGGGTGCGGCCCCAGAAATCCAGCACCGGTTTGATGGTGGCGCCGTCGAGCGGATGCAGGGCGAGGAGAGTGCCGGCGCGGTCGCGCTCGCACCAGAGGGCCGGCGCGTCGATGACGAACAGGTCTTCCAGGATCATGCGCAGCCAGGCGCTCCAGTCGTGGACGCCGTCCGGGCTTTCGAAAAAAGTTTCCGCGCGGGCGATGTTTTCCGCGTCGGCGTCGCGGCCGGGTTTGGCGCGCAACGTCCAGGTCATGCGCTCGACCTGATCCTTGCGCGTCTCGATGACAAGGCGCAGCAGGTCGTAGGCGTCGGCGAGTGCGCGGAGGTCGGCGAAGGAAATGGATTCGTAGCCGCGCGCGCGTGTGAGGAGATTGTAGCCGGCCGGGAAATCCCATTGGCGGCCCGCGACGTCCTCGGGGGCGCCGGGGGCGATGGGGGCGGAAGGGCCGAACCAGTCGTCGGGCGCTTGCGCGCTCGCGCTGGAGCGGGCGGAAAATTCCGCAGGCGAAAGGGACCAGCGTGGCAAGCCCGCGCCGCGTTCAGTCATGTCAGTCTCCAGGTGGTTTGGTTTGGCGGGCGCGTTCGGCGCGAGGCGATCAGAGTCGCAAGTCATTGCGAGCGCGGGGATGTGCGCTTGCGGAAAATTTGGCCTGGGCGGGGAGTGTCAGGTCCGACGTGACGGCATCGGAAGATTGGTTATTCGCGGTTTCCGACATAGGGCGAGGGCAAGGCGAACCAGAGACCGCCCGGATCGCAATCCGGCGATCCCGCCGCGAGCCATTCCTTCATGACGGCGTCGCGGATTTCTTCGTTGCTCTCGCCGTATTGCGGTTGATAGAGCCAGTCGTATTGCGTACCCCCGCCGCCGACTACGGGCTTGGCGCCATGCGCCAACAACTCGGCGACACATCGGCTGACGAATTCGGTGAGATCGTCACCGGCCAATTCAAACCGACGTCGACCCGCAGGGGCAATTTGCCACAAGCCAACCGCGTCGATGGGCAGTTCGCAGGTAACAGCCTGGATGTATTCCATGACTGTTCCTCCATATTTACGATCCCTCTCCTGCAAGTTCAAACTCATCGTTGATGCACCTTGGATCCGGATTTTAAATTGTCGCTCTGAATAACGTCGATTGTTGGTCGATGCCTTTTGCTCGTTCGAATACCAAAAATCGTTCCGCCATTCCTACGAAACCAAACACGATTGTAGCCTCATGGCGACATATATGAATTATACCCATTTATAAATTTAATATTGCCGTATAATTTTAAATAAATTAAGAGAGATATTTTAACCGACGCGACCTTCAATTATAAATTTTTTCCCTTGCGCAAAAATATTATCGCCGCTTTGCATTTCTATTTTTAACAACTCGAATCCATCCTGCGGCTCGACCGCACATTTATTAACCGATACACTTCGACGCCAAGGAAAACAATGACTAAAAGACAACGAAGAAATACCGCACCCAACGATGAGAACTTTACGACTATCTTCGCTGACTGTTAAATTTGCTGTTAGCTGACCTATATTCCACTCCAATTCTATTTTATTCAAAGTCGCATCGTGTAGCGAAATTATAACACTCATGGGCTCAATCCCCACCAATTGGTAAATGTGCCCTCGGCGATTCGGGAAGGCCACCGCGCCGATTGTGATGAAACACCCTGTGGCGAAGTCACGCGGATGCAGATTTTGGTCGGACTCCGACATTCATTCGCACGAGGTCTCGCGTCTCAGCAACTTAATGACGCCGGAGGGGGCATTCGTCAAAATTCTTGGAAGATCAGAAAACCTATTACTGCTTTTAAAATACATTATTATATTTACATATGGATATGCCTCTTCGAGAGGCTCATCATCATATGGATCAAGATTGATAACAATTTTTAAACTCTCCTCGCGCATTCCTTCATAATATAAATACGTTCCACCACAGTAAAAACTACTAAACCTCTCCTCTAATACGACTGAAAGCAAACTTTCAATCAATTTTTTTGCTTCAAGAATGGAATGAGTTTCCACTCCGTAGAGTTCAACCGTCGACACTGTCCGACACCTCATCGCGGTACGACGATACTCGGCGCGCGAGATATGGCCGTAGATGTTGAATTATATATCATAAAGTTTACAGGTCTGCCCGCCTGCCGGCTCGATTGCATCGATACGTTCGATAACCCAAGTTTTTCAAGCGCAGCCTCGTCCAAAGGTCCCGTGCGAGTGCCTGCGGAACGCAAGGCGATTCCGGCGTCTTGGGCCACCTGAAACAACTTGTCGCCTGCCAGGGCAATGTCAAAATCGCTGAGCCGCCCCGCATCGAATGCCGCGCCAGCACGGTAACTCATTCCTGTGACGGCGCTGCCCTGCATAATGCCTTGAGCATCAGCATATCCAGCTTCAGTCAACGCATCGTGAAGCGCGGAGCCGAACTGAGAGAACTCCCGCGCATTTGCAAATCCGTATGGAACGGCGGCCTCTGCCGCCGCAGGCGCCAGTAACGCCTCGCCTCCGAGCAAAGCCGCCGCGCCAGCCGCCCCAACGACAATCGGGTTGGTCACGATGGCGCGCCAGCGCGGGCGCGTTCCAACTTGTTCCCCCGTGTCCTGATCGTATTCGGGCGCTGGCGCTTGCAGCCACTCACTGGCCGCATCGACCGCCGCCGACCACGGACCACGATTATCCGGTTTGTTCGCGTTCTCGCTTCCGTTTTGGTCGGCGTTTGCGGCTGCCGTGGCGAGCCGTTATTTAGCAGCCCAACACGACATCATTATCCGGCCAGTAAAAAGGCGGCCTTCGTACGCCGCTCTGCGGGAAGGGTTATTCCCATGTTCTCCTCGACGCCTTTCAAATATTCGGCAATCTCGCGACTTGTGTGGCCGGCGTTGACGAGGTTTAGTATCGTCGGCAAGTAAGCGTCATATTCGTCGGCTAAATTGGCGTTATCACCGACATCGAGCGGATCCCATTCTTGCAGCAAGATGTTTCTAACGTTCTCGATTTCCATAAGAAGCCTCTCCAAAATCAGGGACGAATTGCTCTGAGGATCCCGGTAACTTTCGGTCCAAATTTCGATGCAGGATAGGTGGTCATAACCCTGCCTGCGGGGTTCAAAACAACACCGGCCTCATTTGACAAATAAAGATATTGTCCAGCAGATTGCCGCAATACGATTAAAGGCTTATTCACCGTTACAAGAATATTTTGCGGCATAACTCCACGTGTAATGGCCTGATTAATTCCGTGTGTCGTGAAACCAGTAATTTCAAGCTCAGGTTTCCCTACCACCGTGCCAAGTTTACCGAAATTTTCACCGAGCAGTCCAGCCGAGTCACCAACAACGTCCGCTACTGGGCCAATTGCCGATGCGGCGGGAGCCAATAGAGCCTCGCCTCCAAGCAAAGCCGCCGCGCCAGCCGCTCCAACGACAATCGGGCTGGTCACGATGGCGCGCCAGCGCGGGCGCGTTCCAACTTGTTCCCCCGTGTCCTGATCGTATTCCGGAACAGGCGCTTGCAGCCACTCACTGACCGCATCGACCGCCGCCGACCACGGACCACGATGATCCGGTTTGTTCGCGTTCTCGCTTCCGTTTTGGTCGGCGCTTGCGCCCGTCGTGGCGAATCGGCCCTTCGGATCGCGCGGATGCAAGCTTTCATCCCAGTCGGCTTTGAATAGCTGGACGTTGGCGCCTTCGATCGCCGCCTCTTGCAGGATAAGCCAAGGCGAAACGCCCTTTGCGAGAAAGGTCGCGCCGATTTTCAGCATTTCGGCGTCGCGCGGGCCGCGCAAGGGCGGCAGGCCGAGTTGGACCAGACGGATGGCGGCGCCGGCGTTATCGCCCTGCGCAAGACTCTTGGCGACGCCGCGCAGGCCATGCAGGACGTTCTTGTGGATCGCCCTGCCCTGCACCAGCGAGAGCAAAGCGAAAATCTCCGCTTCGCGGCCCGCGATGGCGAGTTCGGCGCCGCCGCCGGCGCGCAGCGTCATGGGCGCGAGGACGATGTCGCCAAGGACAAGGCCGGCCTCGGTGAGGCGCACGCTGGGCGAAAAGCCCGTGGGAAGTGGAAAAACGGCGCTGTCATTCCTTGCCGGTCTCCTTCGCCATCGTGCGATAGAATTCGAACACGCCGCCGCCGCTGTCCTGGCTCAGCGCCAGCGCCGTGACCGCCCAGACCAGCGCGTCGACGCGGTCGGGGGAATAGCCATTTCGGGCGCGATCAAAGTCGGGGGTCATGGCGCACATCTGGTCTTCAAGTTTGGCGAAGACGCCGCAATGTTTGACGCGACCCTGTTCGTAGAGCGCGGCGACAGGCTCGGCGCGGGCGAATTTTCCGCGTGAGGCGCGCACGGCGCGAAACGGAATGTTGGCGTCGATCTGGCGCAGCAGCGTTTCGATCATGTCGCCGCCATTGTTGACCTCGGCGACGATGCAATCGGCCTCGAACTGCTTGTAGGCCTCGACGGCGCGTTGCGCCCAGCCCAGCGGAGTTTCACCCTGGCGCGACAGATCAGCGAGAATGTGCGCGCAGCGGGCCTCGTCGAGACCCGCTGCGATCATCCCGCATTCGTCGGCGTTCTCCCCGGAGGTGGCGGGCGGATCGAGCGCGATGACGATGCGGGTGAGTTTGGGATGCGCGGCGCCAGTTTGCGCCTGTTCGAGCTGGGCGCGGGTCCAGAGCGCGCCGGGGACGTCCATGAGCATTTCGGCATGGAGTTCCTGGCGGCCGAGGCGCGTGCCCTCATATTTGCGCACCACGCGATTGAGGAAATTTTCGGCGAGATTGCCGATGTTTTCGAAAGTGGAATGGCGGGTCGAGTGCGTGAGCGGATCCGCGAGCAGATCGCGCATCAGTTTGGTCGGGCGCGGCGTCGTCGTGATGATCGCCTGCGGCTGCTTGCCGAGGCGCAGACCGAACACCGCCTGATCCCAGGTTTCGGGATAGCGCCAGGCGGCGATTTCGTCGCACCAGAGTTTTTCGTGTTGCTTGCCGCGCAGGCGCTCGGGTTCTTCCGCCGAGAACAGAAGACTTTTAGCGCCGTTGGGCCATTCCAGCCTCCGCCTGTGCGCGACGTAGCGAGGGCGTTCGTCACGTGGGCAGGCCGCCAACACGCCGGATTCGCCTTCTACCATTACGTCGCGCACATCATCGGCGGTCGCGCCGATCAAGTTGACCAGAGCAAACTCGCGCGCCCATTGGCGCACGGTTTCCGCTCCGGTCCTCGTCTTGCCCCAGCCGCGACCGGCGAGAGGAAGCCAATAAACCCAATCCCCCGGCGGGATGAGCTGGTCGGGACGCGCCCAGAAGGGCCACAGCGTCTTCAGCGATTCCAGCTCATCCGCGTCGAGACGGGAGAAAAAGCTGGCGCGCTCGCGGGGAGACAAGCGCGCCAGCTCGCGCGCATGCGTTGAGAGGAGACGCATGGCGGCGACTTATGAATTCGCATCGGACTTCGGCTGCTGGCCGCGCGCGAGCTGCTCCAGCTTCTTGATGAGCGAGTCGCGGGCCTCGTCGAGCGAGGCGCCGGTTTCCGCGGCGGCGTCGAGGCCAAGCAGCTTGGCGCGGCGATCCATGATCGCCAGCACGCGCTGGGCCGCCGCCGCGTCGCCGTTCATCGCATTCTTGTAATGGGCCGCCTGCAACTGATCCAGGCGCATCAGTTCGAGCTGGCGCAGGTCGCGGGCCGGCTGATTGGGCGCCGAGCGCAGCGCCTTGCCGACGATCGCGTAAATGCGGCTGACGGAGACGCGCTTGAAACCCGCTTCGGGGAGCTTGCGAGCGATTTCCGGAAAGGTCAGGCCGTGGAGCCGCATGTTGAGAATGGCGAGGTCGCGGTTGACGCGATCGATGGGCTTTTGCTCGGCCGACGCCGCTTGTTTGGCGTTGGAGCGGGCTGCGATCGTTTTCTTGAGGGGTTTGCGCGGAGCCGACGCCATTTGTCATCCTTTGGCCGCCCGGCCGGGTGGCCTGGGCAACGAAAAACCCGGGGGCTTCGGCTTGGGGCCGAAGCGCCGCCGGGCGCAAATCTTCAACGTGGATATTTGTATCGGAAGTCGGTCGACCGGTCAATGGGCAAAATGGGATTTCTGCGATTTTTTGGGATTTTGCCCATTTTGATTGGGATGCGGGCGATCGGCCCTACCCCCGCCCTCGCCCGCATAGCCCGTCGCGCCACGGGCGTCGTTACGGACGCCTTCCGCTAGGAGAGCGAAAGCGAGCGGCGCAGGTCTTTCAGTTGACGGTGAAGCGGCCGGCAAAGCGGCCGACGATCTGGATTTCGTCGGCTCCGGCCTCATAGGGCGCATAGGAGGAATTGACCGAGATGATGCGCACGCGCATCGGATCGGAGCCCATGACGATCTGCAGGCGCTTGATCACCAGGCCGTAGCCGTCCCAGAGCGCGAAAATGCCTTCCGGACTCGGGATGGTGTAGCGCAGGTCGATGAAGACGCGGTCGCCTTCGGAAAGGCGCGGCTCCATGGAATCGCCGATCACCTCGAACACCCGGATATGGCGCGGGTTGGCGTGCAGAACGCCCTGCATGATCGCGTCCGGCAGCGTCCATTCGGCGGCGATGGCGTGAGCCGCGTAGGAATTGCCGAATTCGTCATGGACGAACGCCTCCACCGGCACGCCGCCCCCGCCCGCGCCGGCGCGGACATCGACTTCGAAAATGGTCGAGACGCCCGCCTCCTTGTTGTCGACGATGCGGCGGTCGACATTGGTGTCGAAGCGGCGGGTGGTCGGCGGTTCGGAGGGCGCGTTCTCCCGGCCGGCGATCAGCCAGTCCAACGAGCGTCCCAGGGCGAGAGCCAGTTTGTTGAGGGCCGGCAGCGAACCGCCGCGCCCACGCTTGAGCGCGTCGCGCACATAGGTTTCGCCGAGGCCGGCGCGCACGGACAGGGCCTTCATGTCGAGGCCCTGCCGCGCCATCTCGGCTTCGAGGCGGCTTTTCCACTGGTCGTCCATGATGGGAATATTCCCATATTTACGTTAAGGCGTCGAGTGGGCAATTTCCCATTGACGGCGCAACTTCGTTCTTATTATGTTCTACCCGCCGTTGCAAGGCGATTTCCCCCCAACCAGAGCTTCCCTATGACGAATATCGTGCCATTCAGCTCCTTTACGCCCTTTTCCAACACAACCATTGTCGTCCCGCGCGCCGGCGCCCGTCCCCTCACGGTCGAAAAGGCCAGGCCGCGCGCCGCCGCGCCCAAGACCGGGCGCTTCGGTCTCGCCGCCGAGCCGAGGCCGATCGCGCGGAAAATCGAGGTCAAGGCGCCGCCGCCGCCGCCCGCCGCCCAACTCTACGTCCATAACGGCCAGAACTACGTGCGCTCCGACGTTTTCGAGCAATGGCTCGACGAGGCGGCGCGGCGGGTGATCGGGCAGAAGCCGGGGCGCATGTCCGGCGGCTATGCGCTGGAGATCGTCGCCCCGCGCACCGCGCGCACCCGCCATTTCGGCGTGATGGAGCGGCCGCTGATCGAACTGCTGTCGCGCTGCCGGGTCATCACCTACGGCCAGTCGCCGGATCGGTTTTCGGTTTCCTATGGCGGGCTTGGCCGCGAGCTGACCCTGACCGTCACCGAATTCGTCGCGCCCTGA